TGCAGCCTTTGCGCCCTCGATGGCAGATGCACACCGTCTTTCCATTGACGATCTGCACCCAGACAGGAATCTTCTCTTGTTCTTGCATCGTTTATCGCCTCACATCTGTACGGATTTGACAGGGGATTGGCTGCATACCCACCCAGCCCTTACGAATAATTACCGGGGGCTACGATTGTTCGGTGGAGAAAACTGCATCGCCCTCCTTGATGAACATGACGTGGCCGCAATGCTCACAAACAACCTTGGCATACTTGGGCGGCTTCTCGGCCACGCTCAGAGCAGACGCTTTGGCGCGGTCTACCTGCTCCTGCGTGGTGATTGCAACATTCTGTGCTTCTTCCTTTGCGGCGTTATCCAGATAGGCTTGGTATCTGGCGCGACGGTCTTCTTCGGATTCACCGGCCACCCCATCATCGAAAAGAGCGTCGGCATCAAAATCGTCGCTGGGAGCTGGGAAGCCGAGAGATTCAAGATCGAAGTCGAAGTCAAGGTTGAGCATATCGATCTCGTGGAGCAGCTCATCGTTGATCCACTCGGAGAATTCAGAAATGCGGTTGTCGGCCAGACGGTCGAGCTTGATTGTTTCCTCATCGGCGTCCGTCACGACGCAGGGCACTTCCTCCATGCCGAGCCGAATGGCGGCAGCATAACGGGCATGACCTTTGACGATGATGCCGTTGCGGTCGATGACCAGCGGCACGTTGAAGCCAACCTTCGGGATGATCTCAACGAGCAGGTTGACGGTCTTGTCGTTCTTCCGAGGATTGCGGACATAGGGCTTGACCTCGGAAATCTTCTTCATCACGATTCTCTTAACAATCTCCATCAGTGCCAGCCTCCTTTCGATACTTCTGAAGCTGACGCGCCTGATTCTCGGAGATCGCAGCGCGTGTGAATGAATTGTTTTCGTAGAGTTTCGCATAGCCGGTGATGTGCTTGAGGCGCACCAGCTCCTCCGGCTCTAAGCCAAGCTCATTGCAGACCTGCAGGTCTGTCGCGCCGTTCATCAGCATTTCCATGACGATATTGGACATACCGTTGATGGAGTGCTTGCCTCTGGCGCGGTTGTGCCGAACGGTCGAGGCCATGAGGTCATTCATGGTCTTGCCATGAAGCACGACACAGGGCAGCTTCCCCTCGCATGAAGCGTAGATGTCTTTGAATCTGCGCATGATGCTGTATCGGTGGAAGCCGTCGACGATAACATACCGGTCTTTCTTTTCGTCGTAGATGGTAACGACGGGCTGCGTGTAGCCATCCGCTTTGACGGAGCGATAAAGCAGCTTCATCTCCTGCGTGGCGACACTGTTGGGGTTGTAGTCATTTGCGTGGACCTTTTCAATGGGTATCCACTCGACCTGATGAATGGGCTGATCTGAAATCATTTCTTGCTGCCCATATATTGCTCAAACTGCGCGGCGTCGCGTTTGCGGTAGGTGGGAGCCTTTTCCCGGATACGGAAGCGGGAGCGGGCATTTGCGTTGTTCGTGCCATCAATATCATTCAGGACGATCTCTTTGACATGGACACGATACCATTCGTCTCCGGTCTGATTCTTCCAGCGGTTTCGGAATAGCTCATGGTATTCCGGCTTTACGATATTGACAAGCAGATAGTCGCGGTATTCCTGCCACGAACGGAACGCAAAGGGGAGCTGGCGCGGAATAATGTCGCCGCTGTCGAAGGTATGGGCGAACGTGCCGACGCCAGATACGCGGCGGATGAATTTGTTGTAGGTGTCCGGTTCAAACTCCTGCAGCATTTCGATTGAGTGCCAGGCGGTTTCATGGATGAGCGCTGAGACGCGCATGGCCTCCTTGGCCAAGCCCCACTGGTATTGCAGATCGTAGACGCGATTGTACGCCCAGTGATTCCGAGCAATGGCCGTCCAGATGTCATCGTTGGTGAAATCGTAGATCGGCCAGAATACCTGACACCTGCCGACTTTCTTCTTGCACCACGTCACGCCTTTGTATCGGGCTTCATGCTGCGTGATGGCAACGCGCCGGTTCAGGCTTTCCGTCATGCGCATACCCACCAGCACGGCACAATTCTCAGAATTGGTACAGTAGGCAGGGAGGACGTTGACAAGCTCATGGAACCGGTTTTCACTGCTGGGGTTTTCCTTGATGGAGAGCGGGTGCTGCTGGTGAATCCAGATCGCTTTGTCCTCCGGATTCCAAACACTGATGAAATTCTTCTCCGGGGAGAGCGTGTTTGTGAATTCAAAGGGGATCTGATACCAGTACGGCGTGACTTCGGGCAGCTCCATAATGTGCTGCATATAGTCCACCGTCGCTTGCCACTCGGCTTCCTGATCGAGCCAGAACACCTTGAGCGGCAGACGGCCGCGCTCCTGCGCAACCATAAGCGCCATACGGAACAGAACGGTACTGTCCTTGCCGCCGGACATACTGACGATCACATCGTCGTGGCCGTCGAAGATCATCCGCAGCCGCTCCAATGCTTCATCGAATACGTTGTTTTGCAAATAGATCATTGCTGCTGACCCCGCGCCGCTCATGTGAGCAACATAGGGTTTCCTCCTTTTTTCGATGTACCCGCAGCCGGCAGCGTTGGCGATACGCCGCAGGTCCGAGCCATCCTCCACGCAAGGAGCATCGTGGAGGCAAGCCCTCCTTCCGAATAAAATGAGCAGCGCCCCCGATCAGGAGCGCCGCCCGGCTTGATTTGGAATTTTACGAGTCTAATACTAGCATATTGTCTGCGGACATGAAAGCACCACGCCGTGCGGCAAAATTTAATTGCGTGCAATTACGTGCAAATAGATACCATGGCGTATATCCGCAATCAATCGTGGGCCGGTTCAGACAGGCAGCGATATACGGCGTGCTTCACGCTGGACTCAGTGCTGTACTTGCCAACAATCCCGGCAATTTCTTTCCACTGCATTGCGCGAATGAAGCGGAGACGGAAGATAATGCGGGTCGTTCCGTCTTCGATGGTGGAAATCCAAGCAGCGATGCGTTCTTCACTTTCCGCGATTACGGCTTTTTCGCGCTCGATCTCAGATTCCAAGTCTGCGATCTCTACGGCAAAGTCACCAACCTTGTCTCTGACGCCGCTTGCGTGGGGCATTCCGGTCAATTTCTGCGCACCCGGGACGGCAGCATCCCAAAGGTTTTTAAGCGTCTCCTCGGTCCTTGCAAGTTGCTGAACCGCGTCCAGATGCTCATTCAACTGTGCCAGAGTCATGTGCGCCGCCCCTTTCCATCGTTATTTCGTCTTCTTCCACGCACGGATCGCGGTCTTCTTCGTGCCTTTCGGCTTGCCCGCTCTACCGCAATTATAACACCTGACGCAAAACATGGGCGGTGTTCTTGGACGCAGATATACTTCCTCGACCTTGCAGCGGCTGTCCGCGCCGCAAAACCGGCAGGTCAATTCATCGGTTCTCGGTATAATTTGTTCCCTCCATCTTTATCCGATTGGCTGAAATCTCTACATACTCGGAGTTCAAGTCAATCCCGATGAACTCCCGCCCCAGCCGTTTTGCCACAACGCCGGTTGTACCAGACCCCATAAAGGGGTCGAGAACGATGCCGCTTTCTGGACAGCCCGCCACAACGCAAGGCTCAATCAGCTTCTCAGGAAATACGGCAAAGTGCGCACCGCGAAATCCGGTTGTGCTGACGGGCCACACGTCACGCTTGTTCCTATAGCCCGCTTGATTCTCACAGTTTCCATGGCTCTTGCGTTCCACGCAGGCGCTGTTGCTATAGGATTGACCGCCCACGTAGGTGCCACCGCCGCGGAACGTTCTGGCGTTTCCCTTGATCGATGTAACCGGCTCTCTGATTGCTGCCGCGTTGAAATAATAGCGCTCTGACTTCGACAGCAGAAAAATGTACTCATGGCTTTTTGTGCAGCGGTCTTTTACACTCTCTGGCATGGCATTTGTTTTATACCAGACGATGTCCTGCCGCAAATACCACCCGTCTTCCCGGAGCGCAAAAGCCAACTGCCACGGAACGCCGATCAAATCCTTGTATTTGTAACCTTGCGGTGTGCGTTTTTCCGTGTGCCCGTAAGAATTACGGGTGTTCGTCGGCGGCTGCTTGCCCGATCTGGTAGCGTAACTGTCACCCATGTTCACCCATAGGGTTCCGTCTTCCCGCAAGACCCGCCGAACCTCGCGGAAAACACGGACCAATTTTTGCAGGTACTCTTCTACGCTTGTCTCGTTTCCAATCTGACCTGCTATGCCGTAATCTCGCAAATTATAATACGGCGGAGAGGTAACGCAGGTATGGACGCTTTCGGATGGCAATGTTCGCAGCTGTTCCAGCGCGTCACCAAGCAGTAGTCTGCTGATTGCAGTCGTCATACTTCTTCACTCCACGCATTGAACATAGAAAACATCATTTCGGCAAATCGCGCAAACGCGGTCTGTGGGGCATTCGAGGTGCGCGTTGAAGTAGCAACGTGGCTGCTTGGTCTTCGGAATGAAACGAATGAACGTTTTTTCGCCATCGGCCATGATATGCACGTGAGATTTCCTGACCGCCATCCTGTATAGACCAACGAAAACTTTGGCATCGTTCTCGACCGCAAAAGGTTCTCGGATAAACCGGCTGGCGGCGTTTCTGCTCATGCCAGCACCCATCAGCATTTTTAACGCTCTTTTTCGCTTCATGCCGTCACCTCCCAGCCAGCGACTCGCCCACGGAAAACAGTGCCTTGGCGAGAGCGTCTGCGGAAACGCCATAATCGAAAAAGCAGCGCGAGAGTCGTCCAATGGTATCGAAAACCTGCTCACAGCGAAGGTATGTTTTGTATGCTCGGAAATTGCTGTCGCCAGGTACCTTGCTCCGCATAAGCCCATTTGCATGATTGCGGCTATATCCGCGGGCCATCAGCAGCTTAACAGCACGTTTTCTAGTCATGGCTCATAGCCTCCTTTTCACGGTCCATCCGCTTCTGCTCCATACGCGCCAGCCGATCGTCGCTTGCGACAGCCCATTTCCGACGCTCTGCCGATTTCGGGCGGTGCAGAAAATCAGCTCTGGCATTCGAGGTGTAGGCGGCTGGCATACCCAGCTTTTTCGGCTTAGACATTTTTCTGTTCCTCCAAAGCCCGCTCGGCTTCTTCTAAGCTAAGAAACATGGTTTTGCCAAGCTCGCTTGCCAAAAAGCCATTCGTCTCGCCCCGGTAGTTTTTTGCGGATATGATTATGGTGCGAAGTGTATCTTGGAGGTAAAAAGCTATCTGGGTAATGGTTTTTGGATAGATCTTTCCATTTTCAAGGCAATACAGCGTATCGCCGTATTTGCAGGGAGGCAGCATCACAACGCGCCCTTCATTATCAGCAGCCAGCAGCTTTCTGATTCGTTCAGCTTTTGAAGTGTCCTCCGCAAATGCGGATTCGATGATGGTCTTGGCGTTTGCCACCTGTTCCGGTGTCAGGCCCGTAGCTTCGTAAGAAGCCAGACGAGCCAACGCAACTTCGTATCCGCGGCGGCACATAATCCGTCCGTCATTGTCGTACCATGTGAGCTTATCCATTCTGCTTCCTCCTGAACTGTCTAGCATAGGGGCAGGTTGCCCAATGCGGCACATAGCCCACGCCGGTTGCTTTGGCTGGGTCTTCCGTGTATTCGCACGAAAGCACTTGCCCGTTCCAAGTGACAATTTTCTTACTGCCGACGCGCGGCTTTTCGATGTAGTAGCGCGGGGTAGCATCACAGGGGATGGATTTCCCGGCTGGTGTCTTAATCCAGACGATAGCCGCCATGCACGCTTTACAAGCTGACATCTTTATTCCCTCCATACTCATTCTGCTTCGTCACGGTCATCGTCGGAATCCTCCGCAGCACCGTATATAGCAAAGAGCCGGTGCGTACCTTCGGCCATTTCTTCTTCATCGTCTGACTTTTCATAGCCGAGCGTTTCGAGGATTTCATAGATGTGATCTAAGTCCGAATTTTCGCAAAGCTCATATTCGTAGTGGTTCATGTTCCACACGCGCCGGTAGTAGCTCATGCCTTCGTCATCGAGGGCAGAATAGCAGCAGCAGAAAATCAGCTTTTCCGGCTGGGCTTCCGCCGCGCTGCGGACAAAGCCCATGTCGCAAAAATCTTCGTTTTCATCGTCTGGCGAAAGTCTCATGCCGAGGAGCTGGGCGCAGAACCGAGGGTTGATGGAATTGCAGTAGCCACCATCGATTGACTCTGTTGTTGCCACGCAGAACAAAGAGATTTCCTTCATGTGCTGTTTGAATACGCTGTTCGGAAGCTCTTTGATGAAATCCTTGCGCAGTTCAAAATGGGCCTCCGCGGCTTCCGCAAATTCATTTTCGGCCTGTTCGTCTCTGCGGCGCCGTTCCTCGCGGGCTTCGGCTTCGGGGTCTGGCTGCTGCGATTGCTGGCGCTCCTTGTAGAGCGTGATTCCGGACGAATCTGTCCTGTAGAAGTAACGAACGTCGTTAGCATCCTCCGGCACGGTCATTTCTCTTTTCAAATCCCAGCGGTGATACCCGTCGCAATAGACCATACCGACGTTTTGACCGTTGAACTCGCCGGTTCTTTCAATCTGATATGCAAACTTGTCTGCAATTTCAGTCCATTCAGCAAATTTCTTTCGGATTTCCTGCTCTGAAATCAGGCTTTTCAGAACGCTGTTGAAGTTTGCCGTGCCAATAGCGTCAAGTGCTTTGTTCTTATCCTCCGGGCTGTCCAGCTTGTCAAGCTCCAGATAATCGTTGAGCGTCGCACCGCGGGATTCAGCTTTCTGGAATTTCTGCCGGTCGAGGTCAAGCAGTTTTACACGGCGGCGAATGGTGGTTTGAGAGAAGCCAGATTTTTCGGCGATTTCAGCTACGGAATCGCCCATGTTGAGCATCATCTGGAAGCCTTGCGCCTGCTCATAGACGGTCAGATCGCTGCGCTGCATATTCTCAACAAGCATGGTCTGAAGCTGCTCGCGCTCGGACATTTCGACCACCACGCACGGCAGCTCCGTCAGGCCCGCAATCTTCGCGGCGGCATAGCGGCGGTGACCGATGATGATGGTAAAGTCCGTATTGGAGTTGTCCGGTTCATCCGGAACGACTGTCAGGTTCTGCAGGATGCCGCTGGCTTTGATGCTTGCAGCAAGCTCCGACAGATCACCGAGATCCTTGCGCGGGTTGTCAGCGTGAGGGAAAAGACGGTCGATTGCGATGTTTACAATTTGAGGCATTTGCGAATCTCCTTTCATTCAGGAGCGCGTCTGCGCTCCATTCACGCGGCACCAATGGCGCTGTGCTTGTTTCTTCCGCGCCAGCCGGCAGGCCGGGCAGAAGGTATTTTCTTTGCGCTCGATAAAAGAACGGCCGCACCGGGCGCAATGCTGCGGTGGGATTCTGCGAAACTCGGCACACTCGTCGCAGTTGACGCACAGATCGCAGCCTTTGACTTCATCCCAGTTTGCGCACATGAGCCGCTGCCAGTAGGGATTCTCGTCAATGTCGTTGATGCGCTTGCGGAGCACGGCGCAGAGCATTTCGAGCGTTCGCATGGTTTCGGTGCGCGTTCTGGACAGGTGTACCGCCTGCTTTACGGTCGGGTCTGGCGCGCCATAACCCCAAGGCTGATCTTTGAGCATGGCGCGTACTTTGTCCTGATTCTCGGTCAGATAGACGAAATAAACTTTCCCACGCACGGCTTTTTCGGATTTGCCGAGTGCCTTGCCAATGGCGGTGTAGCTGTTGCCTTTTCGGATTCCGTCTGCCAGCACATCGAAGTCGGTCTGTGTCCAAGCTGCGGATGAACCATGATTGTCGGCCTTGACAGGACGCTCTTTTATACCGAGGTCGTTGCACCGGCGCTGGATCGCGCCTGCGGACCGACGCAGTATATCAGAAAGCTCAGCGTACCCGTACCGATGCTGCTGAAGCAGCATTTTCAGCCGCGCGTCTTCATCGGGTGTCCATGGGTCTTTCCGCTGGATGGCAAATGCCTGAAAGTCCTTCTTGCGCTGCTCGGCTACCCATGCAGGCTCCTCGCCCAGCGCCAACGGCTCCATTTTGGAAAAATCAATGAACGAGCGGTGCTGTTCTGCCCATTTCCAAAACTCATTGAGCCGAATGACACGAAAACTGTTCTGATTGACGCGCTTTGTGTGAATCGGGAGGCCGCGGTTTTCAACCCAGCTTTTCAGCTTGTAGTTCCCACCGGCATTGGTGCCGCAAACGGCGATTATAAGCTGATTCATGGATATGTAGTCGCCACCGAATAGAACCGGGCCAAGCCCCAGCCTGTTTTTTCGCACGACGACAGCCTCGACGGAGCGGTTAAGGCGCTTTGCAATCGCGGGGATTGACATGACACCCCATTGATCTTGGAGGAATTGTTCTTCTGCTTTTGTCCATCCTGCGTGATAGCTTTGCAGTCCGAGCGAACGCCTCTTTTGTCGTACAGACCCTTCCGTCCGGCCAAGTGCTGCGGCAATAGCCGCTGCCGGCTGTGAGCGACTATGCTCGCGGAGATATTGAAGTTGATCGTCCGTCCATTTTCCCATGTGTCAGGCGATTCCTCCTTTCTGTCAGAATAGTGTGAGCTGCCCGGTTTTCGTTTCCTGCAAGGGCAAGGGCGGCAGCGCGGCAGACGATTTTAACTTGCCGGTAACTTGCTCGGCGGGTTTTTCGTCTGTCTGAAGCAGTAAATCCATCTGCGCCCAAATGCGGCGGTAGTGCCAGATGTCGCGGAAATAAAACGGGGTGTACCATATGTTCTGGTCTGGCCGGGGGATAAGCCCCCGGCGGTCAAGCGCTGTTGAGGGATGAAGAGGTGAGTCGCCAATCACGACGTACCCGGCGCAGCCCATGAGCGATAGCTGCAGGTAACACATCAGGCCAACGATGTAGTCAATGTCCTGCGCCGTAAAAAGCACGGAAGTCTGATAGTTGATTTTCTGCCGCGTACAGGCATTTGCAAACGCCACCAGCAGCGCTCCGGCACCACAAGCACAATCGTTGACGGAGATCCAGCCGTCCCGCTCTACACGCGCTTGGAGGTCTGTGTCGGTGATCTCGGCCATCAGGCGGCAGACATCATAGGGCGTGAAAAACTGTCCAGCGTGGTCGTTGCCCAGATCAAGCGCCATATAAAGCTCGCCGAGAAAGTCCTGATCCGGGTTAAAATCCATACCGATCACGACCTCTTGGAGCATCTGCGAGAATTTGAGCATTTCTTCGGGCTTATACTTTCCGGCAATCGTCATGTACGTCTTTTCGCGCTCAGCGGCTTGACTCCGGTCAACGGTATTTGAGATCGCGATTGCGGCGAGCGTTACGAAATCTTGCCAGATTTCCCAGCGGCCATATCGGCCGCAGAGAGAGTTGAAGATCTTCACAAATTCCGTCTGGTGGGTACTTTTCAGATTGTGCGGCACACTTCTTCCCATGACTTATTCCTCCGTCTGCACCGGGTCGGGTGGTACGATGGAACGCTTGGTGACTTTACCCTTAGTGGACTCGACGCCAGCATCGAAGCCGCGCCGGTAGATGCGATAGAGGTACTTCGTCATGTCCTCACGGTTCATGTGTTTGATGGCTTTGTAATCCTCACGCTTGAGCATCTGCGGCTTCAACTCATTCATCAGCCGCGTCCTCCATATCGTCCGGTTCATCAGCCGGGAGCACTTCGCGAGGATTCGAGCCAGCATACGGGCCAACGATGTCGTTTTCCTCCAGCAGCTCCATGATGCGGGCGGCGCGGGCATAGCCGACATTCAGGCGGCGCTGCAGGAGAGAAACCGTCGCCTTGTTCTCCATGCGCACGATGCTGACAGCCTGATCGTAGAGATCATCGTCCGTGGCATCGGAGCTGTCGGCTGTGTCGCCGAGATCATCGTCCGCGCCATCTTCTGCGTCATCACCGTCGAGCATTTCAGGGGCCTCGGCGTCATCGGAATCGTCCGGATCTTCCTCGTAGGCATCATCATCTTCGACTTCGTCCTCGTTGATGACAGGCATCATGCCGTCTTTGAGGCTGCGCTTTTCCATGACGTCGCGGAAGAAATACTGCATCCAGTACGTCAGCATCTTCATCAGGACGGATTCGATCTTTGTCCGCAGCGTCTTCGTAATCGTAAAGGTGCCGCCGGTGACCTTGGTTTCCAGCGAACCGTCCTTGAAGATCCACGTCATTTTGGCTTCGGGGCTGATGTACCCGGCTTCCTCGACGTTCTCCAGCATGGAGAGCTGGGCGTCCATGCCCTGAATCGGGGAGATCGTGAACGTGGGCGGATAGGTGTCTTTCTGGAAGCGATACGTCAGATCGTGTTCTTCGCACAAACCTTCCATCTTCTTTTTCTGCGCTTCATACATCGAAATTTCACTCATGGTAGTGACTCCTTTCAGTCATCAGTCGAGCAAAAACAGCGTTCCATTCCAAGCTGTCTTCACTCTGTAATTTTGTAGATCGGTTTCTTTTACGTACTTTCGGCCAAACAGCGTCTTCATGTTCTGCCAGTCGGCCCAAGGGATTTTGTAGACCTCACCGGTCGAGAAACCGGCAACGACGAAGCAGCGGGCGCCGAGCCGCTGGTGTCTGTCCATGTAGGAAGCCTGCTTGTCGATAACGCGATCCTGCGTCAGCCGGTCTGTGGCTGTGAACTTGGCTTCAAACAGGACCGTCCTGCCGCCCTTGATTGTGCCTTTGTAGTCGACCTGCGCTTTCTTGGTGTAACAGGCCAAGAATCGGCCGTTACCCTCTGGCTTGATAACCTTCATCGGCTCAGGCGTCTTTTCAATCTCTGCATAGCCGCGCTCGCGGTAGTAGTCGAAGGTGCTGTCAAGCCGCTGCTCGAAATACTGGCCCTTCTGGCGGGCAATTTTGCCGAGAAGCTGCCGTTTTGGATCTTTCGCCATGGCTGCCTCCTAACCCACGCCGAAGTAAATGCCGTCGCAGTAGATCACTTCGGAACCCTGCTTGTACTCGGAGCACCAAATATAATTGCCATCGAGGTCGCTGTGATGCCCTTCGAGAACGTCGGCTGCAATGTCCCACGCTCGCTGCACGGCGGCGGCTTCGCCCGGCTCGCTCGCCTTATCAGGCCAGACAATTCCGGTCACGGAGAGCAGCCCCCATTGCAGACCGTATTTGTTGTCCATCAGAACGTCCTCGATGGTATCGGGGTAGCGAGGATCGGCCACGCGGTTCAGAACAACGTCGGCCACACGGTAGCGGCACATATCGCACACATCGTCGCCACCGGCTTCCTGATAGATCACAATGGCAAGGCGCTCCCAGTCCTCTTTGTCCTGGCACTCGAAGCCGCCTTTCCCGCAAGGCTCGCTGTCTGCCTCTTGGGGAGGCTCTGGCAGGTCATATGTACGGGGAATATCGGCGGTTTCGCGTTCGACTGGCGCGTATGCTTCGTCCAGCAGACGGCTCTGGTAGGCAGCTTCGTCAAATTTCTGCGGGATTGCAGAGGAAGTCAGAGACGGTTCTGCTCCCTGCTGCGGCATTGCGATTGCAAGAACCAGCGCGGCGAGCAGAACCAGCGCCGCCAGAAGAACAACCGTAGGCAGGTTGCGCCTTGCCCATCTTTTCATATCCTCATCCTCCATTCTCATTTCCATCACCGAGCGCGAACTGCTGCGCGACACCGGCGATCATCTGTTTTATGTCTGACGGGAGCGCCATGTACTCCCGATCGTTCTTGATGCGCACCGTGTAGGAGCGCTGAAAGTTGGAAGCGACCACGCTTTGCACTGTTTCGGCGTTCATCATGCCCCATTCCCGAAGCTGCTGCGGTGAACCGACAAGCCGCTGAATCGTGGGCGGCAGACGGTCGTATTCTTCTTTCGCGTTGTAGCCGCTGTTTGCAATCGCCCGATAGACCAGCGTCCACGCTTCGGCAGCAGTCATTTCCTTTGGCATGCGCATTTTCGTGATCTGCTCTTTGACTTCGCCGATGTTCGGTGGAAACGTGTTTGTCCGTGAGGCGATCATGGCTTTTACTGCAACGGCAACGACCATGACGGGCTCATCCTTGAACATCTCAGCCCAGAGATCGACGATCTTGTTTGCCTCCTTGGGGCTAAGCCCGTTGTAAAACTGGGGATAGGCGGCTTTCAGAACTGCCAAAATGTCAGCTGTTTCAAGCCTGTCCATTTCTCATTCCCTCCGCAATGTCGGTAAACACGTTGCCGCTGGAGCTACCACCCTGATAACGATACTGCCCGCCCTTGTCCTGCTCCTTGGAAAGCCAAGCATTGATGAACCGGCGGATTCCTGATTTCGTCTTGCGCCGCTTGGGATTGTCGGTGCTCCAGCTTGACATCTTCCTGAGTTCCTGCATGACGTTGACAGCGGGGTACAGCTCACACCAGCGGTTGTAATCCTCGGAAAACACGTCGAAGAACGTCTTGTCATTGAGGATGATGCTGATGATCGGCGGCGCGGAGACGGTTTCCGGCTCTGCGCAAGAATCCTCCGTATCCTCTATATCTGTGTCTTTATCTAAACTCTTATCTCTAATCTCTTTATCTCTATCTCTATTCTCTATCTCTGTGGGGACAGTTGTGGGGACATCAGTGGGGACATTGTCCCCACTTTGGAGCGCCGGGGAATTACGTTGCCTGCGCTTCTTTTCGCCCCAGTCTGTCTCGCACCCAACAAGATTGTTGTGATCTGCGAGAACAAGAACGCCGTCGATGTCCTCGTAGACAAGACCAAAGGATTTGTAGAGATTGAGCGCCACGCGGATTGTGTCCGCGGAGAACCATTTGAGATCGCGCTGGATTTTCGGAATGTCGTATTTGATAACGACCTCACCAATCTGTCGAGATAAGCGACCATCGGTGTTGATGGTCTTGAGACAAAGCATCTGATAGAGAACAACGTAGTTTGCACCGTCTGGCTGTGACATAAAGTAGTCAATGGTGTCGGAGGTCATAAAGCTCTCCTTGAGCTTCATCCAGTAGAATCTTTTGCCTGTTGCCATGAGAGACCTCCTTAGAACGGCAATTCGCTGTCATCGTCCGCGAGCTGCGAGAAGCCGCCGGTCGGGTCGTAGGTCGGCTCGTCCTTGGGTTTGCCGCCGTCACCGTCGCGCTTAGAATCGCCAAAGTAAACGCTGTCGGCAAGAATCTCGGCCGAGCGACGCTTGTTGCCTTCCTTGTCCTGCCAGTTGCGGATTTGAAGCCGACCGCCCACGACGATCATGCGCCCCTTGCTGAAATACTTCTCTACGAACTCAGCCGTACCGCGCCACGCAACAATGTCGATAAAATCCGTTTCCCGCTCCGCGCCCTGCGCCGCGTAATCGCGGTCGCAGGCGATGGAGAAGGAGACAACCGCCGTGCCGCTCTGCGTTCGGCGAAGCTCTGGGTCGCGCGTCAGACGTCCCATGAGAACAATGCGGTTAAGCATGATCGGCCTCCTGCGCTGGAATGCACGGTTCTGGAACATCGTTGCTGGCAGGGGCAACGCTAGGTTCTGCAAGAACAGCTTCGAGCGCGTCACGCAGATGCCAGTTTTCAATGCTGGAGGAGTTGAAGATTGCTTTGCAGACGCGCAGCCGCTCGGACTCGCGGATGAGCTGTTCCAGATCGACGTCCATGATGATACCGGCGCCGGGCGATTCGTCGAACGGATAAACATGAGCGTCTTTCTTATCAAAGTTGAGCATTTTTGAAATCTCCTTTTTCGATGATTTTGATAACTTCCTGACACTGCGGAATGTCAAACATTCCGATATGCGTCTTCTCGATTGGCAGCCCCATCTGCTCGGCGAGCCATCCGTAGGCGGCTTTGCGCCGCCCGCGGAAAGGACCGGTTTTCCAGAGAGGGTCGAATGATGCGTGAGCTGCCATTTTCCATTTCCGGAGCGTGGCATCGGCTAGACGGCCGAGGGGTTTATCCGTTCTGCCATGGCAGCCTACATACGCGCCGCAATTTCTGCAGAGGTAGGCGGTGTGTCCAAAGCTGCGTCCGTAGATTTCGGAATCATCAACCAGCGCAGCTTTGTGACCGCAGTAATCGCAGTAAATGGTCAAGGTTTCTTTGCCTCCTTTGATCTCTCCGGCGAGTCCGTCTTGATGCCCAGTTCTTCACACTCGGAAATGATTCCGTCGAGGAAAACAGCCATCTCCGCGCTGGTGTATTCGCTCGTGCCTTTGAGGGCGCGGTAGTGGATGAACTTTTTGTCACCCATATAGCTGCTGCCGATTGCGGCGTAATGTCTGGCAACAAGGCGGGGCGGTACGCCATCGCGGAGTGAGAACAGAACTTTGCATTCGTTCCCAGCTTCGTCGATGTAGCTTTCACCGACACCGTAGCGCCGAATCATTTCCTCGTAGACGGATTCCTTGTCGGTTTTCAGCTTGGCCGCGAGCTGCTCAATGAGTGCCCATGCGTAGCTGTTGGCGCGAAGCCCACGAGGATCAGCTTTCTTTGCAATGGAGAACGTGATCGGGCGCTCGCCGAAGTTTTTCCAAAGGTCCTTGCAGCTTTCCCGCGTATAGATCGACAGGATATATTCGCCGCTGCGGGCGTAGGTGATGTCTCTCAGGAAACCGTTCACGCTTTTTCCTCCTCGACATGGCCGTGCAGGTAAACGTACTCGCCGGTCGGTCCGATGTTCCGATAAATGAAATCGTCGCATTTGGCCTTGGAAAGATGCGTTCCAAGCACCCGCCGCTCATAGACGAATTCGCCGTTTGCCTTTTTCTCTGCGATTCTGGCTTGGATTTCTTCGTCCTCGTAATTCGCTTCCAGCAGGTAGAGGTCGAAGTTCGGCGCTGAGATCCCGTTCAGGTTGTTTGTGTCAGTGGCATAGAGGACCTTTCCAGCCGGAAGCAGCAGCTTGTAGCCGCAGTTCGGAACGTCATGCACCAGTGGCACAGGCTCGACCGTAAAATCACCGTAGCTATATCGGTGGTCAAAATCGTACAGGTCGATGTTTGCGGGCTTGACGCCAGCTTCCACCAGAGGCCGCACCAGCCATCGGCAGCAGCCGAAACGGAGCGCCGGTCGGTCCGCTGCGAGGGCGTGGAGCGTGCTTTTCCGGAAATGATCTCCGTGCCAGTGTGTCAGCAGAACAAGCCTGAGAGCTTTTGCAACTGGCTTCACGACCTTGTACGGAACGCCGCAGTCGACGAGAATCTGCCCGTCGATCACAACGGCGTTGCCGGTAGAGCCGGTTGCAAGGACTTCGTACGGAACACTCATTACAGCGAATTGAGGTCAATCTGCTCCGGTTCACCGGCGTTCTCCTGAAGTTGTGCCGGGGTGCTGCCCTCAACGGCCGGCTGTGGGGCGTCGGTCGTAAGCTCCAGCTCGTCGGAATGGTCGGTAATGATTTCACCAGACCTCGGGTCAACAGTCAGGACAGATCCGTCATCAATAAACGCCTGCCGTATTTCTGTGGACATGATGCCCCACTTGCTGATAAGCTGGCGAAGCAGCGTTTTTTGAGCCATGCTGTCAAAGTCCTTGTACCAGAACGAGGAGTACTTCCACATATCCTTGTCGGCAATTTGACCGTTCTGGATTTTTTCATAGGCATCCTTGCTGAACGCCTGCGAATATGTATCCGCATGGTTGAGAACCTTTTCACGCGACCAGTAGATGCGCTTCCGGAAACCATTCAGGTACTCGAAGTGCGCCATGTAGCCAACGATCGGAAGCCTTTCACGCAGATCGTCATCCTCAATGAACCTGAATCGCGGTTCTGCCGTTTCGGGATCTTTCCCCAAATATTCGCCTTGCCGAATCTCCATGCAGCCCAGTTTCCGATACTGGTCGCTGCGAAGCGCAAGCTGGATATATCCCTTGTAACCAAGGACAAACTGTGCTTTGGAGCATTCGGGCGAAAGCAGGTGACCTTCACGGTCATACTTGGCTTTCTGCTTGAACGGAACGAGATAATACTGGCCGAGCTGCGGCGAAGGAGAGAGATTCAGGGCTTCGCCCAGCAGACCACCGGCGAGGATGGAGCCGGGGTCACAAGTCTGAAGCGCCGGGGTAATAGCGACGGCGGACGTGATCGATGCGATGAAGCGGTTTGCGCGCCCCGGTTCTTTCAGCGTGTTGTTTATAAGGTTTCTGTAGTTTTCCGTGGTGATAGCGACGGAGAACGTCTGCTTCTTCGCAGGCGCGATGTTAGAACTGCTCATAGTCATAACCTCCATTTACGAGAAATTCTTTGAGGGCTTTCAGCTTGCCGATACCGCCGCGAACACGGAACGAAACCTGATAGGTCTTTTCGGCGGGGGCCTCGGTGGGGATGGGCTGCTCGACGGGTGCAGAAACGGGGGCAGGCGGTTCTTCGTTCAGAACTTCTTCGATCTTCGCCTGCGCGGCATCCTGAACTTCTTGTGCGGACTTCATGGCGGCGCGGCGGCGAGCGGCTTCTTCCATCTCCTTGTGACGCCGGTCAACGATCAGGGCCGCTTCCGGTGCGGAAAGCGATTTGCGGTACTCGACCAAGACCTCATCCTTGTGCTCCAGCGTTTCAATCATCCGCAAATCGTTTGAAACGTTCTGCAAGAACAAGGAAGCCTGTCCTTGCAGCTTTTTCAGAGAATCGGACATCGTGATATTGATGCCGCAGCGCTCAAACGGCGCGATGTCTTCGGGGATATTCAAGCTCGCGCGGTATTCGTTGTAGAACGCGACAATTTCCTCGCGCTTGGCACCTTTGATGCCGTTCTCAACGGAAGCGATTTTGGCTTTCAGCTCAGCGTCTGCCTTGGTAAAAGCGTCGGCCGCGCACTCCTTGTAGAGCTTTTCAAAGGTCTCATACGGGGCAAGGATAGCCTTTTTGACTTCACGGCGGCGCGCTTCCAAGTCCTGAAACTCCTTGTTCAGCTCGGCGCGGGCTTTCTTGACGTCCTTGTAGGTAGCTTCGGTGCAAGCCAGCGCCAGCACCTGCGCAACACGCTCGTCGACAGAAGCCTTGACCTGCCGAAGCTGGTCTTCGATGATTGGAAGCTGTTTTACGACGATCAGGTTATTCTCCATCAGGGGGCGCCTCCTGCGTGATCTCTTTCAGGAGCGGCAAGATCCGCTCGTCGATGCGGCTTTCCGGGACGTTGATCTCGCAGATCACGGCGCGGGCCTCACGCTTGGTCGTGGGGGCGATAACCTCCATGCCGACGCGGGCGTTCGGGACGCTGCAGCGGTAGCTGTAAGTGCCGCTGCTGCGGATGGTGCCGGTCTTTTCGTCGATGTAATGAACGTTTACGATCATGTGTTGTCTCCTTTCGGCTGTAAATTCATCATGCTTATCAGTGTGGAAATGGTGTATTTGACTTGCTCGACCTCAGAATCGTCGAGGCCGACGATGTCCGGTTCGCCGTTGCGGTAGCCGTCTTTCATGACCACGATGTTGCCGACGATCGGCTCGCCATGCTGGTCTGTGCCATAGAAGAAAGAGCCAATATGATTCAATGGAAGATCCAGTAGCCGCCCTTCTTCGTTGACGATCATGCAAAGCGGCCGGGCAAGACGCATCGGGTGAACGTGCTCGATATAGCCACCAACGGCAGAGCCAACGGTTTTGTAGAGGGGGTCGCTGAAATCCTCAACGCGAACCTCATGATTCGTTGTCACGACAACGCCTTTCACTGTGTGCCACCTCCAAAATTGACCGGCTCATCCGGGTCACACGGCGTAACCGTGATGGTGACCCGCTCGTGGCAGAACTTGTGGTGGTTTCCGTCAGGACCAGCCATGCAGCTTTTCAAAAAGTCTTCTTCGGTGTAGACGCTACTGCAATTCAGAACGCCGGGGCATTTGTCGGGATGAACGGCGCGGAAAGCCTTGCAGGCCATTTTGGTATCAGGCGCTTCAACTTCTGTCCATCCACCAACAAACGGCTGACCTCCTGTGCCGTAGGTGAAATAGTATTTCTTCATTTGGGTTCTCCTTTGCTGATATACCCGCGGACAACATCGGTGAGCCAGTCCTGCACGGTGTCGTAGCCATCAGCGGCAAGGTGCGCTCGGAGCTGAGAGGCCTCGTCGGCAGTGATTCTGGCGTGGAGTTTGTCCTTGAGCCGGTGCTGATCGGCTGTGCGGATGTGCTTGCGAATACTGCCGTCCGGGTCAAATTTGGCGTAGAGGGCTTTCATGGCTTTCTGCGTCAGGCAAATCCCGTAGGCGTCGCTGTTCTCGCACTTGCTCTGGCTCGTCATGTCGTACTTGGGGTAAATGGTCTGCACAACGGCAACCATGTCTTTTGCGGGCGTTTTTGTTTTCAGCCGCAGCTCTTTCAGGCTGTTCGGCATGAGCATTCCTCCTTGACGATGCGATTTTTCGCTGCTATGATCGAAGTGGGTCTTTGTGCCTGGGGCTGTTTCCGTGCCAGCGGAGCGGCCCCGTTTTATTTTGCTTGTCTGGCTCATCTCCTTCCTTCTGCTTCGCGCTGCCGCTTCCGCTCCAGATAGCCGGGGAGCCATTGCTGATAGCGTTCTTCCATGCCGGGGATCTCGAAGCAGGCCCGTGTGATTTCGAGCGCCATATCAGCCAGCGCGTTTTTCTGAAACTCCGGAATGGAATCGACATCGATGGTTGATGGCAACGTCCGTCCTCCTTTCTCATCTAGCGTTTAACTGATTAAACACTATCGGCAAAAAAAATATTGTCCACGGTCGTTTCCAGTGCAGCAGCGATCTTCAAAAGCGTCTTTGTTGAAGTAGAACGCACAGTTCCGTTCTCCAAACCGGAGATCGTAGTGCGGCTAATTCCACTTTTAGCGGAGAGCTCTTCCTGCGTCATGCGCTTTTCTTCGCGGACTTCTTTGATGCGGTATCCCACGGCTTAACCTCCTTTCCGCCAAGATGTTTAATCCACTTGACACGAACACATTACCACGCAATTACATTGCTGTCAAGCGAATTGAACAAAAATGTTCAAAAAATTTTACGGACGCCTTGACGCTTATGGCTGCTCAATGTATAATAAACTTAACAAAACACGGAGGCGTCGGCTATGACACTTAAAGACCTCGTTATTAAGTACAGAACAGAAAATGGGCTTTCTCAACGCCAATTTGCGCTGCAATGTGGGCTTTCAAACGGATATATCAGCATGATCGAGAGGGGAGTCAACCCCAGCACAGGAGAAAAGATTACGCCGACCCTTCAGGCACTGAATAAACTTGCTACGGGAATGCACACGTCGCTGAATGAGCTTTTTACTCTCGTTGATGATATGGACGTAGACGTAAAAATGCCCGCCCTCAGTGACGAGGACGGGCAGGCGCCGGTCGATATGGAAATCATTTCACTTCTAGCTGGTCTGTCCGAAGCGAAGAAGCAGCAAGCAATCTCTTTTCTTCGCTTTCTTGCAGCTGATGGAGAAAAATAAGAAACTTCCTCTTTACGGCATCGGGTGTCTTGTCCAAAAGGCATAGTATGGCCAACAGTTCTTTGCTCGACATTGCAGTATCTCCTTTTCTCATAGGCTGCCGGCGCAATTATGATTATACCACAGCCTGACAGCTTGTGGATTTTTTCGTGAAAATATAACATTCTCGTTATTTCGACAGGAGGCGTTTTGATGGGGTAGGTGTCTGTATGGTTGTCGCGAACAGGTAGGTCCTCGTACATAGAAAATGGATAAAGAGGTAAGGACGATGATTATTACGACAACAGATCAAGTTGACGGAAGAATGATAGCAGAATATCTTGGCCTTGTATCAGTTGTTGTTCTAGCGCAGTTTCCCGGAGGCTCGAAGTGGATGAATTCTGCGCTTGAAAAGCAGATGGCAGAGGCAAATGAGCAGCTTAATGAAAAAGCGGCGGCGATTGGCGCGGACGCTATCGTTGGCTTGCGCCATTCTGGAATTGGCGCAAATCATGTGTTTATTGGTACGGCAGTAAGGTTTAAGTAAGCTGTTTCCTTGAGAAGCACTTGAAATGGAGGGTATGATGGCTCGATCAAAGCGAAATGAATACTCATCTGCTGAACAGATCGGCGTGATCTATGCCCGCTATTCCTCCCACAATCAGAAAGAAGAAAGCATTGAACAGCAGATTGCCGAATGCAGCGATTTCGCCGCAAAGAACGGAATCCGGATCGTCGGAATCTATGCGGATAAGGCCGTGTCTGGCCGCTCCGATCGGCGCCCGAATTTCCAGCGCATGATGCGTGACGCAGAGAAGCGGCAATTTCAGATCGTCATTGCCTACAAGAGCAACCGCATTGCCCGCAATATGCTGAACGCTCTGCAGTATGAGGCCCGGCTTGATTTACTCGGAATCAAGACCCTGTATGCCAAAGAAGAATTCGGCAACACCGCTGCTGGCCGCTTTGCGCTGCGGACAATGATGAACGTGAATCAGTTCTATTCCGAGAACATGGGCGAAGACATCAAGCGTGGCATGGTGGACAACGCCAACGAATGCAAGGTAAACGGTATGCTCCCGCTCGGCTACGTCAAAAGCAAGGAGGGCAAATATGCCATCGCACCTGATGAAGCAGCCGTTGTCCGCGAGATCTTCGACAGTGTTCTGAAAGACGTGCCGGTTGCTGAGATTGCCCGCTCGCTCAACCAGCGCGGTATCCGCACGAAGCTCGGCCGCGAGTGGAATAAGAACAGCTTTCATATCATGCTGAAGAATGACAACTACATCGGCGTCTATCGTCACTCTGGCGTTGTGGTCGAGGGCGGAATACCGCCGATTTTGGAAAAGGAGGTTTTCGCAGCCGTGCAGGAAAAGCTCGCAAATAAGAAAAAGACCGCCGGGCGGCGGTCGGCAAACGGAGAATATCTGCTTACAGGGAAGCTGTTCTGCGGCTATTGCGGCTCCTACATGATCGGCGTATCTGGCACCGGGGAGAACGGAACCGTGCATAATTACTACCAATGCCAGAAGCGTCACGCAGAGGGCCGATGTGAGAAGAAGAACGTGCGCCGCGACTTCATTGAAAAGTTGATCGCGCGTCTGACGCAGGATTACATCTTGCAGGACGATACAATCGAGTGGATTGCAGACAGCACCATGAGCTTTCAGGCCATGGCACGGAGGGAATCTGGCGTTGCTCAGCTCGAACGCGATCTGGCTGATAACCGCAAGGTTGCGAAGAATATCATGGCGGCAATCGAGCAGGGAATCATCACAGAAACGACCAAAGCCCGGCTGCTTGAAGTTGAGGGAACGATACATGATTTGGAGCGTTCGTTGTCCATCGCGAAGGCAGCGGCCCAGCCGGTAGAACGTGAACGAGTTGTTTTCTCACTGGAGCAGATGCGTGAGGGAAACGTCGGAAGCAAGGAGCACCAAAAGAAGCTGATCGACACGTTCGTAAAATCGGTGACGCTCTGGGATGACCGCATCCAGATTGACTACTACCACACGCCCGGCAAACACAAATTCTCATATTCGCTGGAAGAATTGACGAGCAAAGCTGAAAACGAAAGCAATGCCTCGGACGTTCGTACAGACTCTCTTGAGCTCCACCATAAGAGAGTTATACGAACGCAATACGGCGACGGAGAAATCCGCATCACCGCATTTGGGTTCGTATTTCTTTGTCCATTACCAAGCAGCAAAAAAGAGGCAGACGTGTAAAGCGTCTGCCTCTTTTACTATAACGAAGTTCGTTATAATCTACCATCTTCCTGCGAAATGAGAAAATACTTGTTATATTTTCTCGTAAAGGAGCATGGCTATGATTAGGATTTTACTGTCCACGCGCCTCGGCGAAAGGCGCTGGACGCAGGCTGATCTCGCTCGCGCAACTGGCATACGTCCGTCTACCATCAACGACTACTACCACGAATTCGCCGAGCGTGTCAACCTTGAGCATCTGGATTTGATATGCGAAGCACTGGACTGTGATCTCGAAGATCTGATTATCCGCATACCGAACAGTGAGCCGCGGGTACGGACACGGACCGGCTTTGAATTACATACCAAACGCTGACTTGCTCCCCAAAGCCCGGACGCTTACCATGCGTCCGGGCTTTTTATAGATGCATCTAAATCTCTGTTCCGTCTGGCAAAACGAAGATGATCTTCGCGCTGCACCCCAGGGCGCTTGCCAGCGACTCAATATCCTTTTCCGTGAAGTTGCCACGAGTCATTTTGTTCGACAGGTTCTGGCGCGTCTGCCCGGACGCTTCGGCCAATTCGCCCATCGTCATGTTTTGCCGTTTCATAATTAGACGCAGCTTCTCTGCAACTGAAATATCCATACTATCGCCTCCTGCTATCACTATACACGATTCCGTGTCGATTGTCAAAAACTTTTTTGCAAATTTCACGATAAAATGTAAATTATCTATTGACAAATGACACGAATTAGTGTAATATAAGCATGTAAGGCAAAGCCGAACAGCTTTTTGAAAGGAGCGAGGTGAATGAACGACGTGAACGTCACCGAGGCGTTGCTGAAAGCAATCCTCGAACTCATCGAGAAGTGCGAAACGCTCGAAGAACTCCGCGAAAGCGTCAAGCGCATCATGGATGAGTAAATAAAAAGAGTAGCGGCCCCTTCCACAGACCCGCTACTCAAACACCCCAGAAGGTGAGCCGGGAGCCTTACCCCGGCCACCTTGATTATAACCGAGTAAGGCGAAAATATCAAGGAGGAACACAAAATGAAATACGCTGACATCAATCGCAGATTTACCGAGATCGTAGCCGAGTGGCTGGCCAAGGGCTACTCCATCAATACCGCTTCCATGAGCGGCAGTCAGGGCGAAACCGCAAAGATCGATCTTACGGACGGCAAAGAGATCGTCCGCATCTTAGTAGACCGCTTCTCTGATTACGCAGCAAACGTTGAGGGCGTCGAGATCATCGTCGGCAAGGCGCTGGATGCCGATGTCCGCCCCAACAACAACGACAACTGGGCGACGCTCTGGAACAACCGGCTCGAAGTCCTCCAGCGGGAACGGTTTTTCAAAATCGGCGAAAGCCGCGTAAGCGGTACGCAGTACGGCACAGAGGCCGAGGCGAAGGCCGCTGCAGAACTTCGCGTCAAGCGCTACATCGCCAAGGATCGTAGCTGCCAAGACAAAACATTCACCGGAGAGGCCATAGAGATCGCCAAGCGCGTTATCCGCCGCAAGTTTGGAGTTACCCGCATTGCTACAGCCTACGTAATGGTCTTCAAGCACGACAACGCATATTGCATCAGCTACCGCGACCGGGCTTACCGCCTGCGCTGAGAAACGGAGGAGTACCGATGAGCAGTGATATTCGATATTTCAGCGTCGAAGGAACAGTGTATGTAGAGCGCGAAGATGTTATTGACTGGCTGAACGAGAACCGGCCGGAAGAAGATGAACTGGACTACGACTACCAGCCGACCAGCGAGGAATGGAGAAGCTGCGCTTTGGAGAAATTTGAAAACGACGAAATCAGTTGGAGCGAAAGCAATTTAATTTCTATCCCATAAGCCGCAGCCTGACCTACCGATTGTATTGAAAGGAGAAATCCGCACCATGAAGAAGATAACTGCTATGGATTACAAGAGAGCCGCCAGAGACGCCATGAAAAAGACCTTCGGCTTTGCGCCCGCACTGAAGAACATCATCCCTATGGAGGGCGGCGACAACGGCGAGATCGTCACGGACGTTGCTTTCTGTATCGCGGCCACGGGCAAAGGGTACTCATGGCAGATCGGCGGCGAGGTAGAAAGAGCCGAAGCATACGACATCTAAACAGCACCCGCCCCGGAGGTTATGAGGGCTGAACGAAAGGAGCAGGCACCATGGAACAGTCCGTCCCGTGCAGCATCGACAATTACATGATCCCCACGATCACCGCCGAAACCTATGAGCAGTCCGTAAAAATTGAAAAGGAGCTGCTTGATCAAGGCTTTCGGCTGCTCAAGATTGAAGGACGCCGCATGATGTATTCCCGCAATACGCTTAAAGGCATCAGCAGGACTGATGTGTTCATGAAATTCTGGGAAAAAGAATGACATACTTGGCCCGCCCCGGAGGTTACGAGGGCTGAAAGGATAGACATGAATAAAACTCGCCGTAAGAATTTACAGGCCATCATCGACCAGTTAGAAGAGCTGAAGGGCAGTCTTGAAGACCTTCAGGCTGAGGAAGAAGAATACCGGGACAATATCCCGGAGAATATGCAGGAAAGCGAACGCTATGAAAAGGCCGACGAAGCCTGTGACAATCTTTCCAGCGCCGTGGACAGCCTGGAAGAAGCCATCAACAGCGTCGAAGCTGCTATCGAGTGAAAGGAGCCGTCATGGAGAACAAATCTTGGACAGTCACTTATCGCAATCGTGACAACGGCCAGCGGATCACCGCTGCTGTGTTCGCAGTGGATCAGCAGCAGGCACGAGAAAAAGCCAAAGCCGACGGCCGCGAGGCATGGGAAGTCGAAAGTATCGAACCAAACGAGGAAACGCTGGCGCGGATTCTCATTGCCGAATTTGCCAAGAAGCAGAGCGGACACTTCGCGTGTCCCCGCTGCGGGAAGATGACGATGGACGCAGAGAGCGTCACACACAACGCCCTCAGCCGCCGCATTGGCTGTTACATCTGCGACACCTGCGGAACGGTGGAAGCTCTCGAAGATTTTGCGCATAAGCAGAATTCGCTCAACGTGTGGGCAATCACAAAAGAACCGGAGTTGTGGCGTATGCTGAGCTGGAATAGCGACGGCATCGAGATCGCCGGTCACGAGGGAACGTGGTATGTCATTGACGAGGGCGATTTTCAGATTACCCCGGACGTGGACGGCAAACCGGAAACGCTCACCGCGCACCTGTTCCTGCTTGAAAGTGAGCTTTACGGCGAGGATGCTGCAGGTCTCATCGTGAACGATGAAAAGCAGATTGTCATGGAAGATGTCTGGAGCGGCTTTGACGATCTGGAAGATGTCGGGTGGGAGAAAGTACAGAAGATCGAATGCCCAGTCTGCAAGGGCGAGTTTCAACGGGAGGACATGACCTTTACGCGCGACTGCCACGGCATTACTTTCCGGCTGGTCTGCTTCGGCTGCTACGAAAAGGTCATGGCAAAAGGCTACGACGGAGCATATTACACCGAAGCGGACGAATGTATTGAGGAGGATTATTGAGCATGAAAAAAATTACCGTCCTCGACTTTTGCAATCAGATTGGCGCAGCCAGTGATGAGATTCCGGTTGTGGTGAAAGCCGGGCCATTGACGATCGGGCATTTTGCCAGCCTGTATATGCTGCCAGCCGCGTCCATGCCGGGAACGCTCGAAGCGAAGATAAATTTCGTGACATTGAAACGTGACGAGATTGTGATTCAGATAACACCGAAAGCGTATAGCACGAAGTAAGCGCCTCTGTCGCGTCGCTGCTGGACTTGCAAGTTTAGGCAGCGCAAAGCGACGAGAGAATCAATGGGCAGATATAAAAACGGCGTAGCGAGCCGCCAGAGCCGCGCAAAAAAGAAAACCCCTCACATGACACTTCTGCCATGCGAGGGGTTTGTTCATGTGTTCAGATAAAGGCGCTGTCCACGTTGTCCGATGCGTCCTGCTCCTGAAAGCCGTTTGCCTTGGCGGCTTCAAACGTGATGCCGCCACGCTTGTGGTCGGACTTGACCAGCTCAAAATAGCACTTGCCGCCCGTGATGATGATAACCTGTGCCAGACTGAGCGCGGCTGTCAGCCAAGCGGCAGAAGCCATATAGTTGGACTTGATGCACAGGCGCATCAGGTAAATACATTCCTGCGTGATAAGCAAGCCAGACCCGACCAGCAGGAAGCAGACGAGTTTGCTCGTGTCCAGCTTCTTTCTCCTGCGCTTTTTCTGAGCCATCAGATCATGCCGAGCTTCTGCGCGAAGCGGTAAAGGACCGTGACGAGCTGCTCGCGCGTCATCATGTCCTGCCACATGAAGTTCGCAGAGCCGTCGGGCAGCGGAGCGCCGCCCTGCACGATGCCGTTGTTGACCGCCCACTGGCGAGCAGCTTCGCTCCAATCGCTGCAGTCATTGTCCTGAAGATCTTTCCGCATTTCGCGGAACAGCTCGGTAAAGGTTTCCTTGTCCATGCCATCGTCCTCCTTTTCTCCGTTTTCCAGCGCCATAACCGTGTGGCCGGAGGAAACGAGAATGTCGCCCCGGCGCAGGTAGGCGTCAGACGTCAGGTACTTCCGGTCAGTCAGCAGTTCAAATTCTCCCGTCGCAGGGAAGCAGCGCATCATGCAGTAGGTCGTGCAGGAATTGCCCTGCTTGCGGTAGGCTTCTTTCAGGGCGTCGACGCCAGCGGAAATTGCGCAGAGCATCATAAACGCGCTGCAGTCCGTTTCTACGGGCTTTGCGATCTTGCTCAGAATGAAGTCTACCGCTTCCGCAGCGACGTAGGCTGTGTTGCGACCGTCCTGATCGTAGCCGATGTTCTTGTTGCCGACACCGGCTTCACAGGCCCGCGCGGCCAGCTCGGCTTTCCTGCGGTCTTTGAACCGGAGAATGCCGAGCCAGCTTCCAGAGTACCAATGCGCGAAGTTTAATTCGCGGCCGGTCTGATTACCGGGCTTCTGCCCATGTGCGCCGGTTTCGCCGAGCGACGCTTGGCCAATACGCACACTCATGTTGCGTCGCCCCCGGCAGTCAAAAGCTCACCGACAGCCAGAACGCCGCTTTTCAATTCATAGACAGCGGACTCGATCATAGCGTCCAGTTTGGCTTCGTCAACCGTAATACCGCGCTGTTTGAGCCATTCCAGTACATACGCTTTCTTCTCCGCGCCTCGACCGGAGCCGTTGAAGATCTGCTCGGCAGCAGACACAGCGATGCGCACCCACGCATTGATCTCGGTCTGCTGCTGGGCGGTGGTCTTGCTCTTGATGTACGGGATAACGACGGTCGTAAAAATTGCTGCAAGCAGCAGCAATGCCGCCTCAATGATCGGCGTGATGTTGTATTCCATAAAACGCTTTCCTCCTTAGTCATAAAGGGCATGAATGCCCTGTGCCGATAAAAAGTCCTTCTGCTCGTGTTTCACTTTTGCCGCGTAGTCCAAAGCCGCGTGCATATCTCCATTGCAATGCGCGTCCGGAATCCGCTGCACGGCCTTGGCCGTGGCTTCGCCCAGGGCAATCGCGGCGCTGCTCGACTGAATGACGAGAAGCAGCATCTTCTCCCGTGCGGCCTCTCTGTCCTCAGCGACTTTTTCCTGCTTGGAGATACGCCGTTCCAGCTTCCAGACGATAAAGCCCATGACGGCCGACGGAATACCCATTGCGGCGATAAACGCAATCAGGAAATTGCCAGCGCTGATTGTAATCATGCCTTTTCACCTCATCGCATGCCAAATGTAAGAGGGGCGGTTTACGCCGCCCCTCCCGCTGTGTGTCAGACCTCGACTTCGAGATCCTTCAGGATTTCCTCGACCTGCGGCTTGATAAGAGCCGGCACCTGATCGAGCGTCTTCTTGCCCTTGATAATCAAGGTCGCATAAACGACTGCCATGGTCTGCACCTCCTTCCCAAGCAAAATGGTCAAAAGAAAAAGCCGAAGGCGCGTCATACGCCCTCGACCTCACTTTCTTCAAGAATACGGCGGACCTCATCTCTGAGCCGTTCCGGTACATCGTCGAGTGTTTTCAGACCCTTGCGGATCAACTCGGCATAAATTTTCGCCATACCCGTCAACCTCCAATCATGAGTTCATAGACGTCGCAGAGCGCGAGCTGCGCCTGCGTGATCTGCGCGGACAGATCCTCATTGACGCTCTGCAGATTGCTTACCTGCTGTTTCAGCTTCGGAATCGTTTCTTTTTCAGCTTCGGCCAATTTCGCCTGCGCGAAATATCCGTCGTAACTGCCGAGAATATCATCATAGATCCCGTCATAGAACGGAAGCTCCAGATGGTATTCGTCGTACTCAAAGCCTGAGACTGTCAACTCGCCCTGCGTTTCCGTGAACGGCTCGACGTTCTCGTAGAACCGCACAAGGCAGTAGCCGGGTTTGTCAGGCTGCTCCTCCAGCGAAAACGCATTTGCCGGCGCATTGTCGCCTCTTACTTTCATTTCGCACAACCTCCTTCAAGATTCGTACCCCGATGGGGTCAACATACTTTTTGCGCACCGCAACAGAATTGCAATGCTTGAGCTGGCCGATTCGGCTCAAAAGGCCCGCGGCTGTTCGATACGCGATCCGCTGGTGGCGCTCGATTTTCTTACGCGCCTTGCGGCATTGGCGCGTGAAGCGCAGGAAGTTTTTTCGGCGCATGGTTGTATGATCGCGGTAAAAGCGATACCCGACGTAATCCAGCGGCCGCGCTTTCAGCGGGAACACCTGCCAGTTACCTTTCATCTGCAACCGCAGCCGCTTTTGCAGATACTCGGCAATCGCTTTCCGCGCACGGTGCAGCTTCTTTTTGTTCGGGCCAAAGAGGACAATATCATCCATGTATCGCACACTGTACTTCACGCCGTCGAGCGTCGTGATGTAACGGTCGAGCGATTCAAGGTAGAAGTTTGCGAGCCACTGGCAGATGAAGAAGCCAATGGCCAGCCCTTGTTCGCAGTTTTGCAGGATCTCCCACGTCAGCTTTAGATACTTCTTGTCCTTGATCTTGTGCGCCAGCATCCAGATCAGCTTGCGGCGGTCGACGGAATGGTAGAAGTGGTGGACGTCCATTTTGCAGACGTATCGGCTCCCTTTTTTGCCGTGGTGAATGACGCGCTTGCAGCGCCGAAGCGCGTGCTTTCCACCGCGCCCTGGCACCGACGCACAACACCAGTAATTCATCCCGCGCAGAAAGACCGGCGCCGCCGCCAAGACCATCAGCGTGTGAATGATGCCGTCTGGAAAGAACGGAACGTATTCGATCTCTCTCCACTTTCGGCTGCTGTTGTCGAAGATCTTGCGCTTCTTCGGCTGGGCCGGGACGAAAGTCTGCGTTTGCAGAAGATCATAGACGCGGTCCGTGTAGCCGCCTACGTCGGCCAGCACCCTCCTTACGTCGCGCCGATCGTGTTTGTCTTTCGCGCCAAACACAATGGCTTCGCGGATGTGCTCTTTGTCGCACATCCATTCATACAGGAATCCTTTTCTTTTTGGCATTTGCCTCGCTCCTTGTTTGCCATCGGGGTCTTTCCAGATACCTTGCGGCCGTACTAGAGCCCGTCCTGTAATGGCAATATTTCCACCAAGCGGTGAGGGAGAATCTGCGCAAAGAAATGGAGCATTCAAACAAGTAGGCGCGCGCCGATGTTCGAGTTCGCGTTGGACGAATTGTAGTTGCCATTGAAAAAGAACAGGCCGCAGTTCGCAGCATCATTCCTGTAGTAGCCGCCGACGCAGAGAACACACCAGCCAGAATTCGAGTTCACGTGAAGCCCAAAACACCGCACAAGCTGCGCAGACAATCCCGTCGAGAATTATACTGTCTATGCGCTGGGAAGGTCTGAAAACGGGAGAAAATAACGAAATGCGTTATTTTGAAAAAATATACGCGCCGCGCTTCGCGCGGATATATAGGGAATGGCGCTGCCGCGCCAGAGCGTAAGACGTGCCGCTCTGAAAACGGAAGCCCACGGGGGCTGCGGCCCCCGGTCCCCCATTAGGGGACGTAAAGGAGGCGCGCGCCGAAGTACGAGTACGCGCCGGACGAATCGCAGTTGCCAACGAAAAAGAACAGGCCGCAGTACGCAGCACCATCCCCGTAGTAGCCGCCGACGCAGAGAACACACCAGCCAGAATTCGAGGGCACGTAGTCGGGCACGTAGGTCGTGCCGCTGCCACCGGTTCCCGTCGGAATAAATGCCCATGGGAGGGCCGTGCAGTTTCCGAGCGTTTTGATATTGCCACTGCTCGGCAGGCTAAGTCCCGCCGACGTGTAGTTGGTGGACGTGTCATCCGCATATTTCGACGGGTCGGTACAGATGTAAGCTGCACGGCTGTTGAAATTGATGCCGTCAATCCAGTCATAGACATTGCCCCACGGGTTTTCAATGCCGCGGTACTGTACGCCGCCATAGCCCGTTCTGGCAGAAGCGACCGTGCCGGTGTGGTAGGTCATGCTGTCCGTCGTGCCCGTCTTCTGCAGCGAGGAATTGCCGACGATACCGTTGCCGATTTTGCTCTGGCTATCCCAGTTTGCATACTCGACGAGATAGAGCAGCCAGACCGCGCACCATGACGCATAATCGTACTGCTGCCACTTGCTGCCCTTGTTCCGGGAATTTGTGCGGGCCGTGGCGCGTGTGATGTTCGTCAACGGATTCGCGCCAGACTTAGAGTAGTAGCTGGCAATCGTGTTGTAGCGACCAACATAGCGGCCAGAACCGGGGTGCTTGGAAAAGCCGGTGAACGGCGCGTTTGCAACGTAGTAATAGATCTTGCTCTGGCTGCTGTTATAGACGATCTTGTAGTAAAACTCAGGGATAAAGACCATCGTATCGTAGGACGTGCGGGAGAATCCGGACTGTCCCTTTTTGTACGACACGGCGCCGTTGATGATGTTGTATTCTTCCATGCCCTGCCACGGCATGAAATCATCAAACGGCGAGCTGCCAGCGCCTGTGCCGATGGCCGCGCTCGGCTCCGAAGACACGGCGGCGTTGACATAGCCGTTCGGGTCGTTGCTCGGCGTCAAACGGGAGAGCGCCGTCGAGGAATTGCTGTACGTCCAGCAGACACCGAAGATCGTCACGAACACGCACGATACCGTGCAGGTCTTGTTCGCGGGCGCGTTGTAGTTTGTGTCGCTGGCGACGGAAACTGTAATCGTAACCGTACCGGAGTTTTCGTCCACGCTCGTCACAGTCACGACGTTTCCGGAAAGCGAGGCTGTGGCAATCTCCGGATGGTCAGACGAAACAGATATCGTACCTGTGCCGAGCCGCGTCACGGTGAAAGAATCCGTCAGCTTTCCATCCTCCAGCGTGATCGTAGTCTTGCTGAGCGTCAGCGAGCCATCCGCTTTGCCGATCTTCCACGAGACAGTTTTCGGCGCCGTCGTACCGTCTGCCCACTGGTAGAGCGCCGTATCTTTCAGCGTAAATTTTGCGCTGTATGTGCCGGCGTTCGTGCCGCTGGTCGTGCCGCCGAGCGTCATCTTTGCCGTATCGTAGTTGTACCACGCCGGGCTTTGCGAGCTGCCCGAATACGTCAGGCTGCCGCTCTGGCTCGGCACGGTCACGTTCGTCTTGGTGACGGTGACAGCCTGCGTCGCAGTGCAGGAAACGCCGCCCTCGGTGTAGCGGATGGTGACGCTGGTGCGGCCTGCTTCCAGACCGCCGCTCGGCTCGACCGAAACGCCTGTTGCAATCAGCGTGGCGCCGTTGGAATACGTCGCCTTGACAACCATGCCAGCGGTCGAAAACTGCTCGCCAGCCTTGTAGGCGGTCTTCGTGGGCGGTGTTGTGATCTCGATAGATGCGAGCTTGATACTGCCGCCGCTTCCGCCGAGCATCTGAAATACTTTGCTCATTGTGCGACCTCCGCTCTGTAAATATTTACTGTGATTGCGCTTGTCGGCGTATCTGTGCAGGTAAACGGCATTTTGCCGTTCTCCGTAACGTCACCGACGCGGATTCCTGCGTCGCCCCACGCCGTGAGGCTGTCGGCCGTCGGCGTCACGATATAGGCATACTCGGCGTCAAGGAAGCGCGCGTCTTCCAGCGTCTGTGCAAGGTTCGACCATCCTGCGACAGAAAGTGTGAGCGTGAACGCGATGCCCTTGCCGGCTTTTTTTGCAAACAGGTCAGCGTGGGCCTGCGCAGCGGTGTTGTGCGTGGTAACTGCGGACGAACCAGCGCCTTTCGATTCGAAGTTGTTGGAATCTTTGAACGCAGCCGTTCCGAGATCCGCAAGCCACTTCATAATGCGGCCGAGAAGGACTTTCATTTCCAGACCGGATTCGAGCTGCGTTCGCGTCGCGGACTGTGTGAAGGTGGGTTTCAGAGTGCCGCCGTCGCCGTCCGTATTCAGTTTCGCATCGAACAGGGCTTTGTGTGCGGCCTCGGACTCGTTGTGATTCTTGACGGCGTCTTTCTCTTCCGCTCCGACCATCTCTGCGGTATAGTCGCCGTCTTTCGGAACAACTGCACCGGAGCGGTTATTGAACGAAGTGACACCGCCTGCGGGGCCGAGCAGGCTCACGGGCTCCGGATTCGGAAGACCGCCGTCGTTTGTCCAGCTCAGAATACCGGCGTCGGTCACGTGTGGCGTAAAGATTACGCCAGGATTGCCCTGTGTGCCGCGCGATGGATACCCCGAATCGACGAACGCGCCCTGTGCGCCATCCCACACGTACCAGTTTTCATTTGTGCCGATATAACAGGCTCTGCCTGCAGCCGACACCAGCGCAGACGCAGCGGCGCTGATAAGCTCAACTTCGGCATCGGTGAGCGTTTCAGCAAGGGTGCTGATCGGAACACGGCGAACCTTGCCGCCAATCGATGCGAGGATAAAGTCGGCAATCGCCGCAGAAGCGGCAATCGGCTTGGAATTTACGTTTTCTACTGCCATACGATCACCCCTTACAATTCCGTGACGAGCGCCTGCGGCATGATCGCGGCGTTCTTTCGGTCTTCCGTGATGGCGTTGATCTCGCGCATGACGAGGTTCGTGAAAGAGAGATCCGCTGTGACGATGCCCATGTGCGACAGCAGCCGCAAGCAGTAGATGAACAGAGCATCTTTGACGCGCTGGCAACCGCAGCGTTCGTTCTGCTCGAAGATCGTTTTCACCCACGCGAGCTTCTCATCGGTCGACAACGCCATCAGGGTTTTGCGCGTGAAGAAAGCGCCGACCGCCGCAGAGAAATAGTCATATGCGACCACGCTGGAAAGGCCAATGGCGGCGTATTCTGCCTTGACGCACTTTGCGGCTTTTTCGGGCGCGATCTCGCCAGCGTACATTCGCTTGTTGTAGCAGACGATAATCATGTTGAGCGCGTCGACGAGTTTGTCGATGCTGCTGCCGATTGCCGCTCGCAGTTCGCTTCGCTGCTCGACGGAGACAGTGTCCGTCTGCAAGGCGATTGCGAGGTTCGCCGCAGCGATTTCGTATTTACTTGCAATTTCCAAAGGGCTACCTCCTTACTTCGATACGGCCGTGCAGTTTGTGCCGCAATAGCCGCAGGACGTCTGGCACGAGGTTGTGCAGCCGGCAGAACAAAGGCCGAGGCACGAGCCGACGCAGCCAGTGTTGCCGCAGGTCACTGTGCAGGACGATTTGCAGCCACCGGAACAACTGCTGGAACAGCCGCCAGAGCAGGAACCGGAGCAGCCAGAGCAGCTACCATCACAGGAGCCAGAGCAGCCGCCCGTGCAGTTGCCGCCGCAGCCGTAACAGCCACCAGAGCAGGAGCCTTCGCAGGTGTTCGCACAGCCGCTTCCGCAGCCCGTGCAGGAACCTTGACATTCTCCGGAACACGTCGTTTCGCAGCCGCCTGTGCAGTCGCCAGAGCAGCCGGTGTAGCAAGCGCCCGTGCAGGACGTTTCGCAGTCGCCCCGCGTCTTGTCCGTCATGGGGCGTGTTTCAAAGAGCGTCAACGCTGCTTCAAACTCGGTGATGTCCTCGTCAAACACGATTCTGCGGCCGTCGAGGCTCGGCACTTTCTCGCTGTGGATCTTTGACAGCGGAAGCGCCAGCTTCTCATAATGCTCCACGTCGACGGTGTGATCTTCCGTGGGGCTGTTCGTGTATTCGTATTTTTCGCCGCCATACTCCGCAACAGATCCGGTATGGCAACGCCGCAGGCACTCGGCTTTGACACGCGCTTTCAATTCGGCGAAGCGTTCGGCCTCGATATATGCCATACTCAGTCCTCCTTGGAGATCGATTTGAGCATTGCCAGCTCTGCATAGGGGATGATTTCAAGCGCCCATGCGTCCGGAATGTCCAATCGGTAACGCTCGGCGTCGCCCTGCTTGCGGTGCAGCTTGTTCCAGTAGTAGGCGTTCGCCAGGACACGGGCCTTGTGCATCGGGCAGATGTACGTCACGCGCTTATCCGGAGTACCCGTGCATTGGTAGTTGTACGCGCTGCACCAAGAGCAGCCGGAAGCGATTGGGCACACAAAGCATTCGTCGGTGGACTGGCTGCACCGCGTGACTGCGGCCATTTCTGCCACCCGCGCCCGATGCTCCGGAAGGACGTTGATGCCGTGTTCCAGATCGCCGATGGTATAGGGCCGCTGCTCATGGCCGAGGGAGGTTCCCATGTAGCGCAGGCACGGGAAGAACAGGCCGTCACAGTCGACCGCCAGCATAAGCCCTGTGCCACCACACCAGTTCTGATTATCGTCCTCCGGAAGCGGATGGCCGATGCTTTCGCTGAAGATCGACAGATACGGCTGCTCGTCCGAGCGCAGGACGAAATCGGCGAGCCGTTTGAGCTGTGCGTAGAGCGTAGCCGCATGGTCGAGCGTCCAGCCCTTTTCATACACGCAGTTCAGATTGATTGCCCGATACCCCGCGTCCAACAGACCGATTACCGCGTGGTACAGATAATCGACGTTGCCGGGAGCGATCGTCATCTTCGAGCCAAGGGTGTTTCCCTTGGTCATATAATCCTTCGCGGCCGCGATAGCAAGATCATAGCTGCCAGAGCCGTCCGGGAACACGCGGCAGGAATCGTGGAGCTGCTTATCGCCGTCAATGCTGATGGAGAGTGACAGGTGCTTTGCCCACTTATCCAAAAACCGCTGCACCTCCGGTCGGAAGTACAGCGTACCGTTCGTGGACATCGATGCTTTCCAGCGCGTCGCCCATGGGTGATGCAGTCGGAAGGTCCGCGCCACGAAGTAGTCGAGGATCTGATCGACCAGCTCAACTTCCAGCAGCGGCTCACCGCCGATAAAATCAAGAACGACGCCAGCAACCTCCGGGGACGTGATGTACTGATTTGTTCGCTCGTCTGCGGCAAGCAGCATATCGACGGCGGCCTTGGCGGTTTCAAGCGACATCTTCCGGTGCGTCTTGCAGCCCTGATAGCAGTAGCTGCAGCGCAGATTGCAGTCCTCCGTCACCTGAAACGTGATGCACTTGGAGTGCGGCGAGTTGATGCCGAGCTGGATACCCGGCATGGGGAAAAGCCGCGCCAGCATATCGGTGAAGGTTTCCTGTGGCCTAGTCATCGGTCTGCTCCCGCGGCGTCACCGTCACCGTGGCGGTCGAGAAATCAAGCACCCAGTCAACCGCTGCATTGCCGACGGCAGGAATGATAAACTCACGTTCCAGCGTCGCTTTTGCGATCTCGTATTCCTTGCTCTTGCCGAGGTAGTCCTTCATCCATGCGTTGTATGCGTCGGTGTCCTTCAAGCCCTGCTTTGCCGCCATGAGCAGCAGCTCCTGAATGGAATTACGGTCATAATGCAGGGATTCGATGTAATTGGACAGTTCGGCTTCAATCTGAATTTTCATGCGAGAGTCCTCCTAAGATCAAGAATAAGCAACAGGAACGTGCTCCCAGTCGGTGCCGTTCCAATACTTCAAGCCGCCGGTAACAGGCGTCGGATCAATCCAGAAAAGATTCTTCTGCGTCGGCGGCGTGTTGCCGGTGACAAACAACGCCAGACTGGACAACTTCATAAAGACAGGGGCGGAATCAGGCCCCTGCGCCAGAAGCGAAACCTCCGATGGTGCCGAGACCTGCCCAAGCGATTTCTCACCGTCCGCGAAAACGATGCAGTTCTTCGTCCACTCGTTGCGGCCAGTACCACCGCGCTGCACAATGACCGTGCCATCGTTGATGTCATTTGCGTTGTGCGAGTGCTTCGACGCAGCGGCACCAATATCGGCGGCTTTTACCTTATGCGGATTGTTGAAGTTGGAAAGGTGCGATTTCAGCAGCGACAGCGCCTTTGCAATCTTTCCGAGGATAGACCCCATCTTCTCGCCGGATGAAATATCCGACAGCTCCTTTGCTGTCGCAAAGGTGGGCGTCTGGTCGATCAGAGCCTTGTTTTCCACGTTTCCAAGCCCGATCTGCTCCTTGGTCACCTTGTGTGGATTGTTCTTGTCGTTTTTGTGATTGTTCAGTTCCGTAACGGTTGCGTAGACCAGCGTTTCACCAAGCGCCGCAGACACGTTTTCGGCCTCGCTGACGAACACCACAAAGTCGTACTGCGATGCAAGCAGGCGCTCGACGTTGGGGTTGATATAGTCGGCTTTCTCGACCTCTGTTTCCTCCCAGATGCAATAGCAGAGTTCCTTCGTGGAATCGTCGGGGTCCTCGACGTAAATGCCAATTTCGGTTGCCCAGAAGCCGGTGATCTCCAGCTCGACATTCTTGAACGACACAGACAGTGTGACGTACTTCTCGCTGCGCGTCGCAGAAGCAATTTTCAGAGAGAGCAACGGGTTCTTCAGATCGTTCGCGCCGTCACCCGGCGTACCGTTGCCGTATTTGATGCGTGTGAATTTGATCGCGTCGCCCATGAGCCCGCGAAGCATGACGTTGTACCCATCCGGGGTCAACCAGTGTGTCATACCGTTGCCTCCTTATCCATCATAATCAGACCGCCGTCCCAGTCGCACAGGGCGTTCCCGGCTTCGTCGCCCATGATGTCAATGTCCGTATTGACCTCGCCCGTGGTGAGCTTGAATTTCTTCGTGACGCTCATAACCGCGCCGAAGTACAGAATCAGCTCACGGACGGAAATTGCACGAATACTGTCCAGCACCGCGCTCTTACGGCTGACAACTTCGAGGATCTGCAGGAACGTGCGGATATTGTCGTTGACCTGTCTGATGTCAACGTCAAAGATGCGATAGTGATTCGGCTCGCCGCCATATTCAAACCATTCCTGCACCTTACCGGAGCCGAACGAAGTGGACAACGCCAGCTCGACGGCGTACTTCGTGCCGAGGTGACGGCGAACGTGCCAGGACTCGCGGAACGTGGCGCGCTTCTGCTCAATATCCCAGTCGTTGTCCCACCAGCTTACGCCGAAGTCGTGCGCAAGCTGGTCGAGAAGATCTTCTGGCAGAGTGTCGATGTGCTGATAGAGCATATTCTGCTCAATCTCGGCCGGCCGCGCCGTCAGGATCTCCGCGACGCCGGTTGCGAGCGCGAGCATTTTTTCATCCTGCCGCAGCACATCGGGGAGGACGTTCAGCAGGTTCTCAACCGTGAGGCCGTACTGCTCATTCATCCTCGTAGCCTCCGTTCACGATTGTTTTCGTTCCCAGCTTTGCAATCTGCGGCGCGGCGTTGTTTTTGCCGCCCTCCAGCACCTTGTAGGCCGGGGAGCGCAGCACGATCCGCTTGACACCCGTGTGGAACAGGAGGTCGCGCAGCTTATCCGGGTTAATATCGCGGCCGAGCTTGCCGGACTGCCAAGCGATGTATTCCTCGACGGCTGCGTCTACGGCTTCCTGAATCGCCGCACCGGAGAGCGTCGTGTCGGTGGGGACATAGTAGGTGAAGTCGATATTGTACGAAACGAGGCCGGGGTCTTTGACGCTGACATAATCGGCCAGCGGCCGCACCTTGCTTTCGTTACAGGCGGCAAGGACGGCGTTCTTGATCTCCGTCGTGGCAATCGTTCCGTCGTTCATCAGGACATAAATATCGACGTGCCCGGCACCGTCAAAGGTGAGCGACACGTCGATCTGGCTCGCGCTTGCCAGCGCGCCGTCTGCGGCGATTGCAACTTGCAGCAGACCGTTTTCGTAGGTGACGGTATAATCTGTGTCGGCGCTCGCAGCCGTGCTGCTGCCCTTGGCGTAGACCGCCAGAGAGGACAGGTCGATGGTGTCGCCGCCCCAAAAAGCGTACTTGACGCCGCCTTTCGTATAGAGATCAAGCGTCACTTTCTTTACGACAGCCGGGCGAACGGCCTGTACGTCAGCAATCTCCGTAGATACGGATTTCGCGTGGTAGATGTAGGAGCCAACCGCGCCGGCCGTCGAAAACGCGAACATGGATTCGCGCATCAGCTCGTAGAATTCTTCGTCGCTGGCGATCTCCGAGCCGTCGTCGGAAGTCGTGATATTGGTGCAGGAAGTGTAGTAGTCGAACACGTCAACGATCACGTTGAGCTGGCCGACGGCGTAGCCGTTGCCGACTGTGCCGTCCGTCTGGCACCGGATGGCGGTGTCAACGTAGGTATCGCCTGCGCTGATGTAGGCATCGGCGACGGTCTCCCAAATCAGGGTGTTGCTGGCGTCTGTGACGCGCGTCCCCTTGGGGACGAGGATGGCGAACGTCTGCGCCTCGGAGATCGTAAACCGTTCCGTGCAGTAAGCAGGTTTTGCCTGTGGGCGCTGCTGCAGATAGTACAGTTCTGCCAGCGCGTCAAGGTTCTTGCCTTCGGCGCGGCTCGGAATATTCTGATTTGCGGTGTAGTTGTTGTAGACCCGCTCCTGAATGATGACGCTGGCTACCCATTGCGCGAACAGCTTTTCCGGACTGGCCGGTCTGACGCTCACCCCGGTCAAGTTTTCATAAACGGTAATCAGAATATTTGTGATTTCCGCAGCGTCGGTCGAAACAAACTGAAATTCGGTATTACGACTCATCGACGATTTCCACCTCCACGATAGGGCTTAGAACGCCCTGCATTTCTTCCTGCGTATCAAAATCGACGCTCTTGACGCGGACGCGCGGCTCATATTCCTCAATGGCCTCGCGGATTTGAGAGAAAAGCAGCACCTTTGCCGCAGGAATCGGGCGGTCGATCAAGGTAGCGTCAATACCGAAGCCGCGATACATCGGGCAGGAGCCTTTGATCGTCCGCAGGATGATGGACACGTTCTGCAGAATGGATTTTACAGGGTCGGTTTCGTTCAGGCTGATCGGCCCGATCTCCGACATGGTGATTTTGTAGCCCATAGTGTGCGCCCCTCATCGTAGATATTCCTGCAAGGAAATGCTCAGCGTCGCACTGATGATGTTTCCATGCCCGTCATAATGCTCCGCCTTGGTCTTATGGCTCAGGATCGTCCAGCGATAGCGGCCGTATCCATGATTGCCAATCGTAAGCGGCAGCGTCACGCCCTGCCGTTCCAGATCGAACAGCCGCCAAATCTCGGACATTGGGTCAACGCCGAGGGAAGCAAGAAGCTGAATGTCAAAGGTGATCTTCGCAAGGTCTGTGCCGGTGTATTCCGAAATGCTGTTGCCGGCATGGAGATCATGCGTGGCGTACCGCGCAGAACCGGACCATACGAAATTGCTGATCGTTTTCAGCGTGCGCGACGAAACTGAAAAAACAACGTCTCCAAGTGCCCCTACAATCATCCGATACCTCCCAGCACGAAGCCATCCCCGTTGAACACAGGCAGATAGAGCGTGAGGACGGTGTCGTTGACAAGCGGCATCCACGGCTTGATCGTGAGGTCGTGCTGATGCCCATCCTGCAACTCTGTCTTCTGCTGCGCAGGGTCATAAGCTGGAATGTGCGGGTGCGTGTCCAGCACATAGAGCCATCCGGACGTCATATTGCAGTCCTGAAACTTCACTCGCGCTTTTCGCTTGGCATTGTCGATGTCCGTCACAGTTCCGACGCGAACGAGCCGCTTTAACACTTTTTCTGCGTCCATCAATATCCCTCCAATACCATGCGCAGCGAGATCTGCGTTGTATAGCCGCCGCTGTCCAGCTTGTGGACAGCCTGCTTGATGATGTATTTTCCGTCGTAGCCGCCCCAGCCTTTGAGCGCGACATTGACGCCCGCAACGAGGTCGGTATCTCCCGGCAGCAGGAATTGTGCCTGGCGGCAGAATTTGTTGCGAAGACGGAGATTCTTTTCTGCAAGCTCCTTCGCTTCGTCCACTGTTCCAACCTTGGCGGTGATTTCAAGCTGCTGATTGTTCGGGTCTTCGGTGTATCCCTCGACCTTGGCGATGCCCTCAATACACTGTCCGGTTTCGGGGTTGACGTAGGACACCCGGCACGACGCATACTGCGCATCGGCTGCGCTGGTGCTGAGCTGGTACGTCTTATAGCTGTGGTCATAGCGTCTGATGGTGCGGACTTCTGGCTTCTGCTCATACTTGCGCTGATCGAACAGTACAAGGATCCGGTTTGTTGCCTTGAGAGAAATGCCGGCATCATGGCAAAGCTGCGACAGAAACTCAATGTCGCTCATGTCGATCTGCTCGACGCGCTCATAATATGGGTCGCTGTCCGATTCATACATGCAGGTCATACCGCCGCTCCCGGCGATTTCATTCGCAATGCCGCTAAGCGTGTAGCTTTCCCATGCCTTGCTCTTGCAGGTCTGCCGGAGCTGCGAAGAAAACGGAATCGAAGATCCTTTGATGCAGACTGTGTTCGGTGGCCCGCTGCAGGAGATGTTGTCAAGCTCAAATTCTCCGCACGGCAGCACCGCGTCGGAGCCGTCGCTGTTCCAGTTCTCACGGACAAACACAACGTCCATGGCGAGCCGTTCTTCTGCGCCGCCGCCATCGGAGGATGCACCCTGTTCGCCAGAGGAAGTAGAAGATCCTGAGCCGCTGCTTTGCGTGCCTGCCTGTGCAGAGGCAGCAGAGCCGCTCTGCGTGGCGCCGCCAATTCTGCCCCAACTGATAATCCCGGCTCTGCGGGTGTTGATGTCTGTGATCTGGACGCACGAACCGGTCGCATTGACCATTTGCCCATTGCCCATGTAGATACCTACGTGGTCGACAACGCCCTGCGTGCCGAAGAAGATGAGGTCGCCGGGCTGCGCTGTGGCTTCGTTGACCGGTGTAGCCATATCCTTGTAGCCCTGCGCGGTCGTTCTGGGAACGCTGATCCCGGCTTCGTTGAGCGCGTAGTAGACAAGACCGGAGCAGTCAAAGCCGCTCGGACTGCTGCCGCCCCAAACATACGGTGTACCGAGGTATTTGTTTGCTTCGCTGACAACAGCATCGCCAGACGCGCTGCCGCCAGAGGGTGATGCCCAGGACAGCTTTTCAGAGATCTCATCGAGCCACTGCGTGAGCCAGAGATCGTCGCGGTCTTGAATTTTGATTTGCAGATCGTCCGTTTCGTCTTCTTCGTTGTCCGTATAGGAGATCGACAGAAGATACGGCTGAATGGATTTTGTGATGTCGATGCCGCCGAAGGAAACCTCGGCCTTTGTGCGTCTGGCGAGATTTCGGCTGCTCATCGCTGCACCTGCTTCCACGGCGGCAGCGTAGATGCGCTGCGCTCCACCACATCAGGGATTGTCAGCATGACGCCTGCGGGGAAGGAGAAATAACTGAGCAGCGAGCTATTGGCGTTCATCAGATCGTCGGTATAGTCGACGCTGCCCATCTCCTTGTAGGCGATCATATCCCACATATCGCCCTGCACAGTCGTGTAGATTCTGCTCATCTGTACGCCCCCCGTTGCGCGTTGATATTGTCTTCTCGAATCACCGCGCGTACCTGTGCGGCAAATTCCTCGCCATAGGTTTCAAGGCGCTCCATAACGCCGTCGTTGACATCGCCCTCGACGGTGATGTTGACCTGCACTGGAACGGAGCTGTCCGAAGTGGAAGTCATAGCTTCGATGGCGCTGTGTGTGTCGGCCGCGTTCAAGACCGCTTCGCCGCCGCGCATCATCACAAACTCCGGGCCTTCTTCGCCGACGAGGGCAAGGCCGGCCTCGGCAGAGGTTGTGCCGCTGGCATATCGGGAGAACCCGCTCATGCGGCGGCTCGAAGCAACAGAATTATTGTTCTGCACGTTTCGGCTGAGAGCAGCGAGGGCGGCGTATCCGAGCTGGGAATACGCCGACTGCACGGTCGACAGCATTCCGGTTGCACCATCAATGAAGCCCTGAATGGTCGCACGACCGGCTTCCGCAGCTTCCGTGCCAAGATCCATGTCGTCAATGGTGGCTTCGAGGTCTCCACTGATCGCGTCCATAGTTTCAGAGAAGCCGGTGCGGAAGTCTGCGATGTCCTCGGCGGCTTTATTCTGTTCCTCGCGCAGCTTATTCCAGCTTTCGACCATCGCGGCCAATTCTTCATCGCTGGCCGCAGCCATGCCGGCAACCGCATTCACGCTGTCGGAGCTGCCGTCTGCGAAAGAACCGATCATTTCGGTCAGGCCCTCAATATCACCAGCCCTGTCACGCAGGCTGGCCAGATTATCGTTGTAGGTCTGCCAATGCGTGATCTGGCCTTGGAGATTACTGTTGATGCTGGACGCAGAGGTCGCAACGATGCTGTCTGCCTGCTGCCAAAGTGCATATTGGCCCTGAACGCTTTCTGCGGCAGCTTTATAGGCTTCCTGATACGCCTGCTGGAGAGCCTCGACACGTTCCTTGACGCTGCTGATCTCGGTGTTCAGCTCACCGTAGCCGCGGCTCGCGTCCTCGGTTGCGGTGGTGGAATCTTCAGTGGCCGTTGTCAGGTTTTGAACAGCTTCCTCAGCGAGTGCAATTTCGTCCTGCGCGGCCTGCAGCGCGTCGTTGTCTTTATCAATGGCTTTCTGGTAGGCGTCGACAGCGTCCTGTGCCTCCATAACCGCTTGCGCGTTCTGTTCCAGCTTCCAGTTCAGCTCGTCGGTCGTTTCGCCGAGCCACATATTGGCGTCGGTGACAAGGCCTGTTTCCTCGTAGTATTCCTGAACCTTCTGATTGGCTTCCTGATAGAGCCGATTCTGGCGTTCAAACTCGTCGTTCTGTGCTTTCTGCGCCACAGCCAGCTTGCCCTCAGCGTCGCGCAGACCGATTTTGTTCTTTTCTGCTTCAATCAGAACGTCGGCATTTTTGCTGTAAATCTCAGTGAGCTGTTCCTGATAGGCCTGAGCAATGGCGTTATCCTTCCAAGCCTGCGTATTGGCCCGCAGCGCCTCCGTGCCGCCATTGATCGTATCGGTTTCAAGATCGATGTAGTTGGCCAGATCCGGAACAGTCTGCGTCAACATGACGAGAATGCCATGATATTCTCGCTGCTGCTCCGCGCTCAGTTTGCTCAGAGAGTTCAGCTCATCGAGACGGTCGATGTAATTGTTCGCGACATTCGCAGATGCTTCCGTCGTTGTGACGGTATCATCACAAGCGGCTCTGGCGTCGCTCATGGCGCTGTCAAGTTCACGCGCCGCCTCAGTCAGCTCCCGGACGGACGGAACAGCGTCGTCCTTGGAAGCGTCACTGAGCGCAACGATTCCAGCCGTCAATGCGGCCACGGCAGTTACGCCCAACATGATAGGACCGACGGCGCCGCCGAACATCGTAGCCATGTCGAGCGCTTTAATGACTTTGGAGATTGCGGCGTATGCCGTCAATGCGACCGTTGCACCGCCGACTACGCCCGTGAATGTTACAACACCCTTGACGAGCGCAGGATTCTCCTGCACAAACTCGCCGAGGACGTTCAGCACGTCCGTACCGGCGTCGTAGACATCGCGCAGCGCCGGGGTAAAAGCATCGCCTACGGCAACCTTGAGGTTGTTGTAGGCGTTCTGCATCATATCCAGCTTGGATTGCGTGGTGGCGTATCGCTTGTTGGCTTCGTTCGTCAGAGCGATATTCTCATCCCACGCGGTATTTGCCGTCTGTACGGCGCTGTCCATCTGGTCAGCGGCCAGCGCGAGGGACTTGAGCATATTGCTCTGGCGAATGCCGGTAAGGCCGAGGTCTTCCAGCACTAGAACAGCGCTTTCGCCCTGTTCGTCCAGATTGCCAAGCCCGCGGATAAACGCTGTCAGAGCGCCCAGCGCGTCCGTATTCCACATTTCCGCGAACGAATCCGCAGACATTCCTGCAACATCTGCGAAGCTCTGTAAAGAATCTTCGCCGGTTGCAACAGCCTTTTCGATGGCATTGAGCGTCTGCGTCATGGCCGTGCCGCCAGCTTCGGCCTCGATGCCGACGGAGGACATTGCTGCGGCAAGCGCCATGATCTGAGGTTCCGTCAGACCGGCCAGCTTGCCGCCAGAGGCAAGGCGCGTACCCATCTGCGTGATCTCAGATTCGGTCGTTGCAAAGTTATTGCCAAGATCAACGATCACGGCGCCGAGACGATCATAATTGTCTGCGGACATGCCTGTAATGTTCGCGAACCGTGCGAGGGCGGTTGCGGCATCTTCGGCTGTCATGTTCGTCGCTGTGCCGAGCATTGTCATAACGCGCGTAAAATCGAGCAGCGCGTCCTTCTGAATGCCGAGCTGGCCGGCAGCTTCCGCGACAGCAGCGATCTCGGTCGTAGACGCCGGGATCTCCGTGGACATGGCTTTAATTGCGTCCGACATATCTGCCAGTTCTTCGTCTGTCAGGTCTGTCGTTTTGGCGACGCCGGTGATGGCAGACTCGAAATCCATCGACGCCTGCACACACTCGTCAAAGCCTTCCTTTATTTCTTTAAGCGCAGCGGAGATACCAGCCGCAGCAAGAACGCTCGACACCGCGTCCACGGCCTGTGTCGCGCGGCTGCCGAAAGATTCTGCACTATCGGCCGTGTCGCCGAGCTCGCCGCGGGCCTTTGCAAAGGTCGTGCGAAATTCGCGGCCAAGCTGCGCTTCGAGCGCAAATAGCATCTCATATTCTTTCCGCGATGCCAATATCTCCGCCTCACTTTCATTTGCGTTTTTGTTTTCGCTTCTCCATTTCCTCGGCAATCAGCGCATTAGAGGCTTTCACCCATTGCGAAAATTCGCCGAGACGTAGAGATAACCAGAAATCTACCGGAGTGTTGTTCGTCCGGGCCATGGCGAGGCATTGCCTGCGAAGCCATACGCCGCCATCTCCGACGATCACTCCTTGCGCGATAAAAAACCTCTTACGGTGTTCCGCAGACGGTTGAAATCGCGGATACTGAGCTTGCCAAGCGCGTCAAGACCAAGTTTCTCGGTGCACGCCTTGACGCAAACACGGATAAGGTACTCGCTGTCAAAGTTCGCAACGATCACCGTATGCCCGAGCATTTGCAGCTCCCGCTCAATCGCAAGGGAGTCATTTCCGCTGAGATCTTCAAAGTTGAAGGTCAGCTCCGTGTAGGTTTTTTCATCGTGAACGAGCGGCCTTGCAAGCTGCATCACAAATGCCGCATAGTCGATTGCGGCGTTTTTCTTATCCTGATCTTCCGCAACAGCGAAGATGTCACTGCTTTCCTCTGCGGTCGTTTTCTGAATATTCTTGTTTTCCATGATTCATAGCTCCTTTCAAGAGTGGTGGGGCGACGCATCGCGCGCCGCCCCAAAGATTTACGATTTGCCGAGGGCCTTGCGGGTGTCGGAAAGATAGTCGACACCGTTCACCTCGCAGATGTAGTTGTACGGGTCAAGCTCCATGACCTTCGCGTCATCGATGTACGTCACCCAGCGGCGCACGGCGTAGCTGCCAGAGCCGTCCGTGGGAGACGCCGGGGCGATATTGCCGTTCGACAGCGTCTTCGGAACAAGCACGAGGACGTGCTTGACGGACTGCGTCTTGTAAACGCCCGCAATCGGGTCGTACACCTGCTGCGGCGCGCGCAGGTCGATGTTGTGTTCGCGCGGCTCCAGCAGCTTCAGGCTCTCAGCGCTGAAGGTGCGGAATTTGAGCTGCGCGGTCATGGCGTTCATATGGCCGATGATCGGCGCCTCCACGTTGCCGGCAATGCCAGCACCGGAGACGGTCGCAACAATGAAATCAACATCGGGCAGCGTCACGGAAGCCAGACCGAGGAAGTCTTTGGCGTCTTCGTAGCAGGCAAAGTTGATTACGGCCTGATCTACCATTCCCATTGTTCAGTCCTCCTTCGTCACGCCAACGCGCTCTGCACGTAATCGGTGTCGTATTCGAGTACGAAGTCGATCTCCTGTGCAGGGCTGGGCGGCGTCATGTAGATGTGGATTCTCACGATACCTGCCATGAGGTCCGTCATGGGATTCTCGGAATCGAGGATCTCAACACGGGCGCCGAGCAGATACTCGCTGCCCACAAGACCAGCGAGCCAGTTATTCGCAGAATCCTTGATGTTGTCCAGCAGACGGCGGTTCATCGGGCTGTCCGTCTTGCTCCAGAATGTTTTGATGAGAGAGTTGCCCACCCACTTGAACATTCTGCTGATCGGAATGTAGTAGTCCTTGATGTCGGTGTTGCTGGGATAGCACGCGGTGTGATCGCCCCACGCAACCCAGCCGTTCATAAACCGGAGCGCCGTGCAGATGCCGTTGGCGTTCAAAATGTTCGCCTGCTCCAGCGTGAGCGTGATGGCAGTCCCGTCCTCCAGGCACGCGCCGTCGCACTGGAGGTTCTTGTTGGACGGAGATTCATAGGGAACACCATCGTTGCCGCTGTCCACCTTTGCCATAAGTCCTGCAAGCTGCGTAGACAGGTGGAACTGTTTGTTGCCGAGCTTCACCTGCGGCCAAGCTGCGATCTGTGCCGGGTCAATGAGGTTCGTCGCGGACTTTTTTGCAGCTACGGCATCGTAGCTGCGCGCGCCGCTGGCGGAGCAGTCAATATCGCAGATGGACTTTGCGCCGAGAATGCCGTTGATAACTTCGGCTTTCGCAGCCATGACAGCCTGAACGGTGCTGGTATGAGACCAGCCGGGCGCGATGATGAGGTCGGGCGTGATGCTGACGGTTGCCATGCAGAGGTCAATCGCCTCGATGCCCTTGACAATATCATCGTCGCCGATTTCAGTCGTCTTGACCTTGTCGTAGCTGATATACAGCTTGGTCGCGTCCTTGGCTGCACCGCCCTCGATCGTCTCAACGATGAGACTGCCATCCGAGTAGTACGCGGCATAGTCCGTGTCCTTGACAAGCGGCGATTCAGACGAAGACGCCGACTTAACAACGAGGCTGGACAGGATCGCGTCGAACGGCAGCTTTGCCTGCTTGCCGGAAAGGGTGACTTCCGCGCCCGCGACGGCCTCCTTGTTGGTGCTCGGATCAAGCACGTTGCAGAAGATGATTGGCTGACGCTGGAACAGCTTGAAATGCGAGTACATGGCTTCGCAGATCGTGTAGGTCTTCCAGTCGTCGGAATAGCCCAGCTTCTTTACCGCGTCTTCCCAGTCGGTGCAAAGCACCGGGGTAAAGAGCGCGGCCGGGGATTCTGCGGAGTGAACCGGTGCTGTGCCGACAACAAACGGCACACCGGATTCAGCGACAACGGGCGTCGAAACGCTCGTTTTCTGCTCCCGCACATATACGCCATGCTTCAATGGTTACTCCTCCTTCTTTCTCCGGTCTGCCAGCTTGTGATAATTCACGTAGAGCAGATTACCGGGTGTTTTGACTTTGATTCTTGCCTCGGACACCTGATCGCCGGGAATAACCAGCGTGGCAATCAGCGGATATTTCTCAACCGCTGCCGAGATCTGCGCGAGCGCGTCCTGCTTGTCACCGTACAGGATACGCGCCTGCTGGATCGTGCCGACGATGCTCGGCCCGATGTACATACAAAAGCCGGCGCTTTTCGCACCGGCCTTGCCTTTGGCTTTTACCATGCAAATGCCTCCCTGTTGACACTGGGGATTTTCCATACCGACACCAGCTCCGCGCAGAAGTACGGTGCGGTGTTGTCGGTGTAGTAGAGTGTGGATAGCTTCTGTGAAAGATCCAGCGCAAACTGCTTGGCGATTACGCCGTGCATCAGAAGCTCTTGACGGAAATGCTCGACCGTCGTAAGCAGCCGCAGCGCACCTTCCTGATCGTCTTCACCGTACACGCAGAAAAGAGAGCGGACCTCAACGCTGCTGTCCGTCGGCTCGCCGGGCTTCTGCTCATCTTCGCCAGTGACGATTTGATGCAGAATGTACGGCGCTTTCGAGGTCGCGGATTTGACATCGGGCAGACGCTGGCGGTAGACCAGCGGCGGGCGCTCGGCAGGTTCTTCCTCGTCGCCCTTCTGCCGCCGCACGGGAAGAAGAATTTCGCGCATGACCTCATTCGTGAAGCTCGTAAGCGCGTCCAGTAAATTCAGTCGTGTCAAAATTTAACCTCCCCATCCTGCAAGGATTCGGTTCACTTCATGCTCTAAACGTTCATCCATTTTTGCCATCGTCTTTTCAGCGAGGCTTTCCTGAACATCTTCGTTGCCGAGCATCTGCGGGACAGACGAACCCATGATTTCCTTGATCTCCGCGTCGCCAGTCGCCGTCTTGCCGCCGGTCCGCTCGAAAATGCCGATATGCCCGGATTTCATCTGTGCAACGAACGCGCGGGAGAACGTGGTCGGCGAAGTTGAAACGAGCTGATGGCCTGCCGCGGCAATGCCCGGATGAACCGGGCGAAGATTGCCGTTGACAATGGCCATGATGGTCTTATCGGGATTGACGGTCGGCGTCTTTGGAGACGAGCCGCCATAGCGCCAGAGTGGAATTTTGTTGCCGCGGAACGAGACACGCGCTTCAACACCGTTGAAATAGCGGTAATTGACGCGGATATTCTGTTCGGCGCGGATATTCTTCCGCGAGATGTCATACCGCTGCCGGATTTCTTTCGTGCTTTGCGTTCGCAGGAACGATACGGCACGTTTTGTCGCGGATTTCAGCGCACGTTCCATGCCGCCCGGCACATCAGCAAGCATCTGCTCTGCGTTCTGGAATTTCTCAGCGCCGATGCATTCGACGTAGAAGCTGCTCATTCGTTGAACGCCTCCAGTTCTACGCGAAGCAGGCCCAGCTCGCAGACCGACGAGGCGACGTAGAAGCGTCGGAAGAAGGTAGCGTCATCGGGATCGCTGATCTCCATGCGCGTCCCTTTTTCCGGTTGGTTGCCGCCGAGATCCTGAATCCTGCAATGCAGCACGGACGAAACGAGGAACAGCCCCTGAATATGATCGCTCATAAGCTGGCGGCGGTCTTTCTCTTTCAGCCCGGACAGCACAACCGGAATGCCAGCGTGATCCTCGCCGTCGTATGTCACGCCGTCGTAGACCACGATCCGCTTCTCTGCAAACTCGTCGAGGTTCATAAAGGTCCGCGCATTGTCACGCGCGACCATGTCCTTGAATTTGCTCATACCACCGGCGCGGCGGCGCTCAGATCAGGAAGATCATCCTCACTGATTTCCTCGCCCGGCTCGACGGGCACGGCAACGATTGCCGCAATCAGGTCATCTTTCTTGCGGAGCTTCGCCGTTTCAATGCCAAGCTCGGCGGCAAGCTCTTTGAGCTGTGCCACCGTCATTTCCTGTAGCTGCTCCGCGTCGAGATGGGCCTCTGCGCCGCTCTCTGCGCCGTTTTCTTCGCTGGGCATATCGGCGCAGGGGGTGTCGCCGCTTTCGACCGTGCTGCTGCTTGCAACAGGCGCTTCGTCTGCTTCGTGGACGATCGCTGCGACGCCGAGCGCGACGAGACGCCTTGCTTCGGCTTCGTCTACCTCGCAGACGCCGCCGCGCTCAACGAGCTTCGGCATGGCGTCCTTGGTCTTACGCCAGCCGTAGGAACCGCTGATAATTTCAATTTTCATGCCGTACTCCTTTCACGCGCCGATCAGGCCACGACGTTTGCCGCGTAGATGTACGGGCAGTAGTTTTTCGGCGCAGCCAGCGGACGGGCAGCCAAGCGCAGCTTGCGTCTGTCGTTGGGCTGGTCGAGAACAAACTTCGGGACGCGCTTTGCAACGTAGGTGGAGAAGTCGGTCGAGCCGTAATCAATCTGCGTGATCTGGCCGTACATCATGTGACCGCAGTCGGGAGCTGTGACCATTGCAGAGGTCGCGGGGAAGTACCGCTGCTCCGCACCGCTGTCATCGACATAGGTTTCGTCCACGCAAATCACGTTGAGGCGGAAACCGCCGAAGTTCAGCGTACCCATATAGGTAACGCCGTCATAGGGGCTGAGCTGCTGATCAATCGTGCCGATGATGATGCCGCTGTTGCGGTCGAGCAGGGACTTGACGTCCGTGAGAGCGAGGATCGCGTCTGCAACGTCGGAGCCGATCACGAGGTCTGCTGCCCGGAGCCCACGCTTGGACAGCTTGCGGCACATATTCTTCACGTCGGAGAAGAACGCCGCACCCTTTTCGTCAGTTGCGTTCCACTTGGTGCTGACGGTGTAGGCGTGATCGCTCGTCGTGTCATAAAACTGCACATACAGCTTTTCACCTTCGGTCTTATCGTCGATGTACGACTGCATCGTGCAGGAGTTGTTGATCATGGTCTGGACGGCCATCCACTCTTCACGACGGGTGATGCGAATGTCCATATCGGAAAGATCGTCACGCTGCAGGCGGGCGGCGCGCTGGGCCGGGGTGCTGTTGGCATAGATGGCTTCGCCGAAGCCGCGCTTGCGCAGATCGTCCTGCGTCAGCAGACGAGAAGGCGCGATGAACGCGGGCTGGTATTCGTGGATCTCAAAGCCCCGGCGTTCCATCGGAATATCACCGGCGCGGGAAGACACGAACGCCGCCATCTTGCGGTCGCCCTTGCGGTACTCGGTCAGCACCTTGTCGGAAGCGAAGATGTCGTCATCGCCCGTCGGGAAGTAGCGATCCTTGAAGAACGTCTGCTTGGGCACGATTTCCTCAACAATCGCCATCAGGATATAGGTATCAAAGAAGTTCAGTTCTGCACTCATAGTTGACTCCCTCCTTAGTCGGCAGCAGCGGCGTCCTTGAAGACGATACCGCGCATACGCAGATTGTCTTTGTCGGTTTCGGTGATGCTGTAGCTGGCAGCGACGCTCACCTTGTCGGGGTCGAAGCAGCCAGCCGTGTAGACTGCGACCTTTTCGTCGGCGTCGGTGCCAACGGTAACATCGTCGCAGAGTACGCAATCCGGCGTCAGCGTTTCATTGGTCGCGGCAGTGGAGCCGAGGATCACCAGCTTGCCGTCGCCAGCCGTGCCGTAGGATTTTGCGAGGATCGTGCCGCGCTTGAGTGTGACAGCAGAAGTGGTCTGCTTGCGAATGGTGCCGCCGCGTACCTGAACGGCAGGCACGACGTCCGTGAACAGACCGTCGAAATTCATCTCACCGAGTTTCTTGCTCAGGTTCGTCATAGCTTAGCCCTCCTTCTTGCCGAACAGCGCAGAAACCTTGGCCCTTGCATCGGCCAGCCGCGCTTCCGGGGTCTTCTTCGCGTCATCGTCTTCTTCCTCTTCCTCAGCAGGGGGAGGCGTTGCGCCAACGTCTTCGGCGTTGGACTCGTCGGCATCGTCCTTGAGGTCGGACAGGAATTTCTTGCCCTGCTTTGCGCGCTTCTTCGCGTCAGCCATCACCAGATCGGCGGCGGTGCAAGGCTTTTCGCCGTACTTGGCTTCACGCACGTCGGCAGGATCGAGCAGGCTGGCGACTTCGTCAATTTCCTGCATCCGTTCCCGTTCGGCCTGAACCGCCGCATTGACCGCTTCGGTGTGATCGACAGCGGCCCGTGCAGCAGCTTCAGCCTGAGCAATTTCGTCCGGGTATTTTGCCCGGAGCTCTTCCAGTGTCATAGTAGAGTTTCCTCCTTCTTCGCCGGGATTCTCCGGCTTGTTTTTATTCGCCTCAACCGGGGCCGCTGCCTCGGAATCGACCGTAGGAATGTTGTCCGGGGCAAACATGCCCGGAGCGAGGTGAAACTGCTTGCCGCGCACGAACAGGCTGCGCCCATCCGCGCTAGCGGCGATACCGACAGGCTCGGCATCTTCAATCAGTTCATCCGCGAAGCCCTTTTCGATGGCCTCACGACCTGTCATGTAGGTTGTATCTGCCATCATGTGCATGATGACTGTTTCGGAAAGCCCGGTTTTTCGCTTGTAGACCTCGGACTGCATCTTATCCCATGCGTCCTGCTGCGTAGCCTGCTCCCGCAGCTCATCGGCGTTATAGCCGCCGAAAAGAAACTGCCAGCACTTGTGAATCATAATGATGCTGGACGGATTGACCTTGACCGTATCGCAGGCGCACATGATGATGCTGCCGCCCGACATGGCTACGCCGTCCACAATACAGGTGAGCTTTGCGCCGCTCCGGGAAAGCTCCCGCAGGCGGTTATGAATCATATTTGAGGCTCCGGCGTCGCCACCGTAGCTGTTCATGCGGATTGTGATGTTCTTGCAGGAAGAAATCTGCTTGAGGTCCTCCAAAAACTCGCTGAGCAGAATGTACTGCCCCTCAATGGGTTCACCCCACCAGTTTGTCGGCTGCTGCTCATAGATGTCGCCATACATGGTGATCTCGGCCGAGCTGCCAGATTCATCCGTAGTGGCCATGGTATAGACCCTTTTGCTGATCGAAATAGCCGGCGCATTTTTCGTTTTCATGCCCGATTCCTCCTTCACTCTTCACCGCTCGCAGGCGGTGTGTTTTCTGCTGGCTTCTGTACGCTCCCGATGGCTGCGAGCAATTCATTTTCACGTGCAAGCTGATCGACATTTTCTTCCCAGTCGCCGCCAGACATTTCGCGCGTGACCTGATCGTTCGTCTTGATGGCGCGGTTGGTCAGCATCAGAGCGGCCTCGGCCTCCTTCTTCGGGTCGAGGGAACCCTGAACGGGGCCAATCCAGCGAGCGCCGCACCACGCCTCGCGCAAGAGCGGATCTGCGTGGAAGCCCGGAGCATTGATGCGTCCGAGCGCAACAGCTTCGGCCATGAACAGCTCGTAGATCGGCTGGCAGAAGTCGTTCACGAACCAAGACCGGCGCATTTTGAACGCTTCCCATGCTTCCAGCAGCGCACCGCGGCTTGCAGAGTAGGAGCTGTTGAATTCCTTGATGAGTACGTCATAAGGCAGTTCCAGCGCCGAGCCGACCAAGCGGCAAATTGTCTTCACGAACGTCTCAAACCCTGCGGTCGGGATGTTCGGACTGCCAAAGTTGACTTTCTCGCCGGGAGCAAGGTGCGTTACCGTACCCGGCCCCATTTCGTACTCGTTGGGATCGTCAGAGATATTGCTTGCACCAGCACCATCCGGGCTGGCAGTCGGAACGCCGGCAATGTCTCCTGTGCCGACTTCATTGAATGGCGTACCGGACGGATCGGTTTCCGTTTCAATCCATGCCGTAAAGAAACTCTGCACCAGCGCCGCCATCAGCTCCGATTCCGTGTAGCGGCGAAGCTGCAGCAGCGGCTCAATAACCTGTGCCAGATACGGAACGCCGCGGTACTGATCGGGGCGCTCGCTGTCCATGATGTGCAGGATATTCGGCAGGCCGGTGCGCTCACCGTAGGCCGGGACGCGCGTCCATTCCTGTTTCTCGGTCGTGATCTGGTGCGGATAGGTGTTGCTGATGTAATAGGCAACGACGCGGCCGTTTTTGTCGACCTCCACGCCGTCGAAAACGCGGTGACCGGCGCCGGGCTTCCCATCCGGAACGACGGCATCCATGAAGCCGCCGTAGGTGTAGCCTCCGCTGAAGTTGGTAGGTGTGGAAACGCGGTCTGCTTCAATGACGTGCAACCGCATAGAATAGGGATTCAGCGGCGCCGCCGGGTAACGCTTCACCAGGACAAACACGTCTCCGGACATGAGCCACGATTTGAGCGCGAGCTGCTGCAGCGCCATGAAGTTGTTCAGGCCGAGCGCGTCGCAGTTCTGCTTTTTACCGCCCCAGAGCCGAAATTCCATCTCGGCTTTGTGCTGCCACTCTTTTGCCGCCTCCGGAGAAAGCCCCAGCAGGTCGCGGTCGACGGTCGCTTTCAGCGTCAAGCCTGTGCCGACAACCTTTGTGCGGTTGGTGTTGATGGCGCTCGTGGCCACGGGCGACGCCATATAAAGCATTCTCGACCGCTGGCGCAGCGTGGCGTTGTTGCGGTTAATATCTTCGTTGGGCGAACCGCTGTCTGGGGTGAACCCTTTGAGCGCGCGCCGGGTGACGCTCGCGCCAGCTTCGCTATACCCCTTGGCATACGGAGCAGCGCTCCGGCTGTGATTTCTCTTGCTCAATGCTTTCGCCTCCTGTGAAATAGAAAACGGACGGTCTGGCGGCGAAAGGAGAAAACTCCGCCAGACTGTCCGTGCAAAAGCCCTTTCGGGCGAATTGCTGTATTTATCATTTTTGTGGCCTCACGAAAAAGGTCACCAATCGCGGGGGATGACGCCGAATGCCTTGCGGCGCTTGCTGCCGTTCAGCTCCGAGGTCAGTTGATCGATCTCGTTCTCCATCTGCTTAATTTCCTCAGACAGCGCCGGGAGATCAAAACGGGTGAGCTGCCTGTCATCGATCATGTAGGATTTTACGCCGCCGTCTACCAGCGCCGTGTATGCGTCGTAGAGCTTTTCAAGCGCCGCTTCGCGGAACGCAAGCCGCTTCTCAATGATGATTCTGCTTGCCATAAAACACGCTCCTTACCAATCGTCGTAGTATTTCTGCCTGCCGCGCTGCGCCGTGCGGCGCTTCGGCGGTGTGATGTTCGCCGAGGGCGGAGCAGGCACACGGACACCGGAGGCGGCCTTGATCTGGCGGTCAATCTCATCAAGATTCTTGGGCAGAGCCTTGAACGCGGCCAGCGCGTAGTTGCGGCAGTCCAAAGGCTCGTTGCGCTCGTGTCCGGGAATCTTCTTCCACGACCACGGCTGCTTCTTATTCGGATCATAAACCTTCGTTTCCGACAGCAGCCCCGCAAAATAGGCGCTACCGTAATCGTCGCGCTTCGGGAAATGGCAATATTTCTGTCCGGGCGTCTGTACGCGCAGATTATCCATGATGATTTCCTTTCCGGAATCGACGCCGAGCTGATATTGCCAGCAGGTGCCGACAGCGATCTGATTGACGAAGATCTTCTGCTTTTTCGGCGGCGAGATATAGGGCTTATCCTGTCCTGGCATACCTTTGATGCAGAATACCTTCTTGCTGATTCTGGCGTTGCACTGAGCGCGAACGCTCTGCGTGAAGTGACCGCCCTCATCCACGAAGGACATAGACACCCGCAGGCCGACGCCGTTCTCAAAACGCATCACACGGTCGAACACAACTTCATCGAGTTTGTTCCATGTGGCGTCATCATCCGGGCGTCCCATGACGATTCCTTTTTCAATGCCCCATGTTTCGCCGAAGAACCCGTGCCCGACGATCTCATACTCCATGCGATCATCCTGCGTATCAACGCCAGCCGTCAAAACGAGGACGCCCGGCGGCAGCTCTACCGGCTCGCCGTTTTTGTCCTTGCCGTAGTCCTCGCGGCGAGCGAGCAGCGAATCCTCATCCTCAATGTCGCCGCGGTCTTCCCACGGCTCACCGAAGCAGGTGTTGAAAACGACCTGCATCTTTTTCGTGCTGCCAAGCGCATTGAGATATTTCAGGACGATAGATTCCCACGAAGCCCACTGGCTGACGAAAGCGTTCAGCCAGAAAGAACGGGTTCCTTGGCCGTAGGCTTCCGGATTCTCGGCAATCCATTTTGCCGGGGCGCGTTTCATCTCCGCTTCCGTGGAAATGCAGCCACAGCCGGGGCAGGTGTAGTACACCTTCTTGACCTTGTAGGTCTTCTTGTGAGAGACGATGATTTCGTCGTACTCAAAGCGAATATCAGACCAGCGGATTTCGTGGTACTCGCCGCAATGCGGGCATTTGGAGTTCCACCGCTCCATCGTGCCTGTGTAGTAGGCAGATTCGATGGCGCTGGCATTTTTGATCGTCGTAGTTGATACTTCGACGGCCTTCGCATTATAGAACGTGGTCTGCCTGGCCATTGCCAGATCCCACGGATCGCCCTCATTGCCGGCGCTCGTTGCCCATCGGTCGCGTTCGTCGCCGAACACATAGCGGATAGGCTTTGATGCCAGCGCGTGTGCCTCGGTCGAGCCGCACATCGTAAGGATGCCGCCCGGATAGGCCTTTTGGAGAATCGTATTGTGAGAGTCGCGGCTTTTCGGCGCGGCGATCTTCTGCCGCAGAGCCGGGCTGTCGCGCAGCATCGGCGCGATACGGAGCTTGGAATATTCCTGCGCGTCGATGGTTGTGGGATGAATGAACAGAATAGAGCCGGGGTCCTCGTCAATGATGTAGCCGATGCAGTTATTCAGAAACTCGGACTTGCCGACCTGCGATGCGGCCACCATGACGATGTGCCGAACCTTTGGGTCCGTAAAAGCGTCCATCGGCTCGCGCAGATAAGGCGTGCGCTCTGTGCGCCAAGGTCCGGGCTCGGCTGCGCTTTCAGCTGAAAGGCGGCGCTTGGCTTCTGCCCACTGGGATACCGTGAGATCGTCTGGCGGCGTCATGCCGGACAGAGCCTTTCGCATGGCTCTATTCAGACGCGCCGCTCCGCGTCGTCTGGCTTGACGTTCAGCTTCGGCTTTTTTCAGCGCATCAGTCGATGCCTTATTCTTCGTCATAGCTGCGCCCCGCATTACTCCAGTCGCGCCGCTCGTTCACCTTTTCTGCATATTTTTCAGGGTCATAGTGATACGCTGCCAGCTCCCGCATGACCTTATGGACTTCCTTGCGGATGATCTCAGCAGCTTCGGCGGGGCTTTGCGCGGCGGTGACGTCAACGGACAGCCGTCCCGGAAGCGACAGCAGCGCGCCGCGGATGGTGTAGATCAGGTCTTCCGTGAAGCCCTCCACATCTTCCGAGCGGTGCAGCTTTCCTTTCAGCTCCTCGACCTCCATTTTTGCAAGCTGGGCTTTGGATAACTTGAGCTGTGCTTCAGACTGCCGTTTTGCTGTTTCCAGCTTCTGCTCGGCTTCGCTGATCTGCGGCTTGGAAAGGAAATTGATATATCGCTGAACAGCGTCGCCGAGCTGGAAGTAGCCGCGCCTGACGGGAATAATCGTGCCGTCCTGCGCCATCTGCTGCACCCGGCGTGCTGTCACGCCGAGGATCGCGGCAAGCTCTGTCGTGCTGACTTCCGCCTCAGCATCAATCTTGAGTCTCGTTTCAGCCATATAGCAAGCTCCTTTCACGCTTTTTCTGATGGGGCTCAGCGGAATTGCACCGCAGCACCCGTGCTGCACGGGCGTGACCCTTACCCCGATGTGGTCATATGAACTTAGGAGGTCAGCGCGGTATGCCTCACCCGCGCTGTGGTATGAAAAATGCGCGGTATCTGCGTCGATACCTGCGCACATTCCAGCGGTAATCGTAACGAAATTACCAAAAAAACGTAGAACTAACTAGGCGAAATTTGGGGTCGTCGAGCCCGCA